CGTATCAAGATCTCTGATAACAAAGCATGTGATTGCCAATTTAAGGTAACATCTCGGAGGTTTGCATATTGGAGATCTACACCCCGGAGGTTTGCACCTTCGAGATTTGCACCTTCGAGATTTGCATATTGGAGGTTTGCACCTTCGAGATTTGCACCCCGGAGGTTTGCATCTTGGAGATCTACATCCCGGAGATCTACACCCCGGAGGTTTGCATCTTGGAGATCTACACCCCGGAGGTTTGCATCTTGGAGATCTATACCCTGGAGATATGCATCTTGGAGGTTTGCACATACACCATCAGGTTGATTGTTCAACCATTTCATATGAAGCGTAAGTATGTCTTTTATGTCTGTTGTCATTTGTTTTCCCTTATTGCATTTTGTCAAAACGTTTCTCGATACGTCGTAAAATGTTGCCAATTTGTTGTCGGGTTAAACCGAAAACAAATGCGACTTCGAGGTTAGTAAAACCATATTGTTTCATACGAATAATCTGTTTCTCCCTGGTTGTTGCACAACAGTCTAGAATTGTTTGTATTAACTCGGAAGTCCCTCCTTTCTTTGCTCTAAGGGTATAGATGTCAGCTTTCTTATCTAATAGAACTGGTCCTTTCTTGTTAATCATGTTCATCGGAACGCGAAGCAGACGATCTTCACAATAGAAGCGGTAACAACGGGAATGGACCTTCGACACGAGGTATCCCGTTAAATTACCCCTACAATCATGACCTTTGATGATTTCCAGACAACCATCGAACAAAGCCATTATGGCAATGGATGGAAGATCTTGAGCGATGGCAGCCCGATAATAGCCACCAGCGATTTTCATTGCCAAACGGGCGTGACCTAGAACCACTGGTTCTATTGCATCCAGGTCCCCATTAGCTAATCTTTTGAGAAAAGGTTCCGTCTCCACCATTATGTCTTCACTGCCATAAGGTGAATCAATAGGCGTAACAGGTCTACGTTTCACACTGAACATTCTGTTCATTCTCCGTTTTTTAGACCAGACCTTATTTGGGCGATCCTGCCAACTACAGTATAGCATAAAATTAAATGCGTGTCAACCCCCTAACAAATAAATTAAGAATTTAGACTAGACCCAAAAGCCAAACAGTATGGACCTGGTAATCTTTTAGACTACATTCCCGTCCAGATGATGGATTATAGAAGTGACTCTTAGAGAAAGCTAGGGCGTGGCCAATGCCACGAGTGTTCGTGACACCAGCCACCCCAGCATCTGCTCCATAGTATTCAGATAAGTCGTAAGTCTGCTCATGTGGGTCGTAACCCGGTGTCGGTGCTGCGAGTGTAACGGCTTCCAATTGAGTGACACAGACACCATAGTAATCATAACAGACTTTCGCAATCTCTTGAATATGCCAAGCTAATCGGTAACGTTCCCAATGCTGCTGTGATCCATCATGCCCCAGTTGTTCTATAAACAGAGCAACAGGAACATCGAGAACCATAGCGAAAGCAGTAGGGAGACAAGACCAATTATTAGGCTGAGTCTGGAGCAACATTGGGTACCTCTAACAAATTTTCAGTAATTTCTTCATAGCTTGTAGCATGTTTCTTCAGTTGATGGTTAATGCCACAAGATACAATACGAACACTTTTCTTTAATTCCTTGATATAAGAAACGAGTTCGACGAAATCAGGGTCAGAGGTCCCTAAAATAACCTCGTCTATCTTTGGTAATTTTTTCAATACTTCAATTGTGATGATGACATTTGTGTTGAGATACTTTCTATTTTTGTTTTGATTGTAACGGAAAATCGTTTCATAACCCAAATGGTTCAGACATGTTTCGAATTTCAGACTTTCTGGGTTATTTTGTGTGCCACAAGCCAGAGCACAATAAAGGATGTCGTTTCCCACTACGAAATCACGGTAAACACCGTAATTGATTTTCTTACCAGGAAACGCTTTATTAACACAGAAATACAGATTCGAAACATCTACGAAAAGCCCTACCACTTTCGTTGTTGACATAATGGTTATCACCTTGAACAGGTATCACCTGTACAATATTTATCAGGTGTTGCAATATGATTTGACAATACTGACCAGTCGATGGCTTGGATTTTTGACATACGTTCATTATATTCTTCCCTCGATAATTCGCTCTCGGGCATCTGGGCGTAAACGCCTGAAGCAGTGTGAGGTAATAAAGATATAGATTTGATTAGTGGTGTTATTGCGGATAGTACGGCTTCCAGGTCGTCTTCTTCATGTCGAGGATCGTATTTGTACAATTTCTTATCTATTATTTTATAATTTTTCTTTGGGTAAGTGTCCAAATGAGTTTCGGTTTTCCAAATATGAATTTGATTATCAGTTTCACCGATCAATCTCACATAGGCACAGTCTTTAACCAAAACCCATTTCGGTCTGAAATACAAAGTATTACTGACTGCATTGTCTGCCCATTCACGCTGTAACAAAACGACATTCATCGCCTGTTCCCAGATCGAGACCTCGGAAGACGCTTTCGCTGGACCCTGTTCTATTGGCCATTCGAAAACAAGAGTACCAGGATCATTAACATCTTCTTCATGAGGCATGTGTTGCAGTAAAGGGATAAGTGGAGAGTTCTTCGCCAAACGGACTCGTCGCAGAGTATAATGGAAAGTAGGATGCCCGACGCCAGGCGTCTTACCAGCCAGTTTAGGTACCGTACCACCTGGTTTAATCGTGGTCTTCCTCAAGGCTTCTGGTACACCGGCTTCGGCGTTTAGCCACTTATTGACTTTCGTTACGTTATCGTAACCCAAACGTAACCACTTCACTACCTGAGTTGCTCCGACAGTGTATTTCCATCCGGAGAAGTCGATGATGTCTATACCGATCCTCCGGGTTTTGGCAATAACACGGTTCGTTTCCTTGCGGTGGGTAGGTAGCAACGTCACCGTTGAAGCATAACAAGTCGAGTACTCGCACGCTTTGAGCCATTGAGCATGATTCTCGCAACGTGTTGGCAAAGTACAAGATAAAATACAGACACCATAACTTTCTAAAGGTATCTCACCACAGGGATTCACACCAATCGCTGGATCAGGTAAGATGTTATCATTTTTACCTATGCGACCTTTAGAAAGATTCTTTTTGTTAAGGATACCTGGTTCCCCGTTGTGGACAATCCGGTGAGCGATGACATCTAGTTTCTCGAAATCTTCGGTCTTTTCCAAGATCACACTGTTATTAGATAACCATCCGAACTCGGCACGATAAGGGAAACGTTCGTAGTCTTTCAAGTCAATGAAAACCGTGTCATTGATGTCCCCCAACAGAATCTCAGCAGACCTGCGGACATTACCTGCAACGACACACTGTCCAATGGCATTGATTATATCAGCTTTCAATTGCACAGTGGTTGAGTCACCGAAATAATACATCTTCAGGAAGTGTTCTATTTTCCTATGGAGATGTATTAAAGGTTCAGGTCCACTAGCGACACCTCCAAACCTTTTGATCGGTTCCCCCATGGGTCTAATCAATGAGTAATCGAATGTGACGGTGTGATTATAAGGTCTGGTGTAACTGTCAATTAGTTTCTTGACACTTTCACACCACCCTTCTCGACTATCTTCGATAACATATTTTTTAGTAACAATTGAAGGGAGGAAAATCGGCAAGTCGTTATCGGTCGGTTTAGCCCCGACACCCACACCTAACATCAAACAATCCATAACCCAGTGCATATTTTCACTGAGATTCTCATCTACTTCAATAAAAGCACAATTGGTCAGGATCATGGAACCCATTTCGTACATGAAGTCCGTTCCCATGCCCCATAGACCCCTACCAGCGGGGAGCCAGTGCATATTAAACAATGAGATGGCAAACTGTTTAGCATAGTGTTGCCAAAAAGATTCATCCCATTCAATATGGTTTTTTATGTAATGGTCTTTCCTTATACTGAAAGTACCTTCAGTAACACGCTTAATGACATCGTGCCAGTTCTCCATAGACCCATCGGGTTTAATTCTGGAGTAAGTACGATAGAAAATAAATTCTCCAAAGCCATTGTATCCGAACTCGGGTGTCAGGGTAGCAAGTTCTTCAACAATGGATGAGTCTAACACAAATCTTTCTTGTACAAACATTGACCTTTTAATCTCCTGATGGCAGATGGCACCATACCGTAGTCACTTAAAGAAAGTAGACCGGCGGCTTCAAGCAAAATACTTAACAGTTCTTGTTTTTCCGTTTGTAATTTTTTTACTTGTTCTTCAGTTTGGATTAACAAATTTTCCAATTCTTCTTCATATTGGTGTTGACTCATGACCTATACAGGCCTCCTTTTCTAATTGGAACAGAGTATCGAAATCCTTGAAACTGATGAAAGCACTCCCTTGGTTAGCCCACTGTGGTCCCCAACTGTTTTTTACTCGAAAAATTTGTTTTTGTATATTACAACCATTAAGAAGGTAAGCGTGTCCACCTTGATAAGCACCACCGCAGTGCATGAAATGTTTTTCGTCCGGATACGACATATCTTCAAACCACAGTGTACCCACCACCACCGGACCTTGGGTCAAAATAACGTTGATGATATCAAAAATTTCACGAGCCCAACGATACTCGGTAATATAACCCATAGATGCTAAGACTTTAGCTCCAGCTCTAACACTTGTCCCTTCATAATCTTCACCAGGCCATTCGTCAATCTTTTGAGCCTCTTTATAAATTAGAGATGGTCTAACTGGTGGTTTCTTTTTGTGTGTGAAAGGTCCATCACTCAACCAGTGTGCCCAGGCGTAACCGACACATTGTGGTAATTTCTTTTGATTACCTTTCCAAGCAGTTTGATTCCAGTAACGAAAAGTTCTTTTCGCTACCTGATGTCTCATTGGATAATTGTCATCACGTTTATCATAAGAGTATAAACGACCGAAAGTTAATTGCATGGTATCCACCTTTTTATTGGTTGTGGTATAACGTGAATCGTTAATTCTGGTGCCGGAATACAACGTCTCCTTAATTCCGTTTCTTCATCCCAGGAATCTTGTATCCTTAGACATTCCAACCGAATCTCTTCAGGTGTAGGCATCTTCTTAGTCATGCAACGATAACAGTAATCGTTAATAAGTGGACCATTACACTGGATACAGCGTTGATTATTTCTTTTTTTCTCGGACAAGTGGGTGCTCCTTCTCCATCATGAGTTCCGTAATTATCTCATTTTGTTCTTGCCATAATCGACGATAATTTTCCAATTGACTTTCTAGTTCTTTTATAGTTTCATCGTTCACTATCATGAGGCATCCTCCAGATATGTATGCCGCCATTCGCTAGCTGTCGCAATGCCCCGATTTTGACGGTGCCCTTTTTATTGTGACAGCAGCCACACATAGACTACACAAGCCACAGCCCAAACGGCGGCAGCCAAGAGACAACGCTTATTCAAAATCTTCATCCTTTTTCTAGTGAGCCGCTCAAACTCGGTCTGCTGTTGCAGCATTCGTCGCTCTAAATCATTCATTCGTCACCTCCTTCGCCGCCTCTAGCCCCTCATTATCACCGACGAGCCGCGCCATCCTTCGCCGCCACGGCGTGTCAATGTCCTGCACTCCGAATTGCCACTCGCGATTGATCATGGCGAGTTGTTGCCGCAACCGCTGAACATCAGCCTCTGCTGTGCGTGCCATCTCTGCGTTATCTTCCGCTCGCTGCTCGTACTCTGCCACCTGTTGCTGCAGAGCTCGCACCGTTGACCGCAGCCTCTCGATCTCGGCTTGCTGCTGCTGCTTGACCGCGTAGCAACAACGCTCGGGGTCGTCGGCTGATTCGTTGATAAGTGTGTCTCGCAGATCGGACACCTCGGTCCGCAGCCGCTCGATCTCGGCCTCTGCTTGTTGGGCACGATTTAGCAGCGGCACGACCATATTGTCGTTGTCCACGCCAAACAGATCCCGGATTTGGTCATCCGAATCCTCCTTCTTCCGTCCAGTCCACACAATCACCCTCGGTCCACTCGGTCGGCAGTGCCGAGCGGATGTCGGCGAGTTGCTGCCGCAGCCGCTCGATCTCGGCTTGCTGCTGGCGATAACAGTTAGCACATACGAGTCGTGCGCGGAATGATATAGACTCGGCCTTGCACCTCTGGCAGCGGATGCGGTCAGCCACCTTCCACCTCCTCTGCCTTCACGTCTGACAGTCGGTCACTCACTCGTCACCTCCTTCGCCGCCTCTATACGGAATCCGATGCTTACTCGATCCAACAGCCGATAAGCCGGCCCGCTCAAAATTGCATTCGCCAGCTCGGTGCAAGCCGCGTCCATTTGCTGCACGAAAAAGAGCAACTGCTCATCCAGTGTGTCTTTGACATCCGCTGTCGTTCGATACGGCGTCATGTTGTAGATTGTTGCCTTTGCTTGGTCCACATCGTTCCGCAGCCGCTCGATCTCGCAATATGGACAGAGTGGACCGAGTGTACATGGATCTGGATGCCCATACTGTGAAGCATTTTTCCACACAGCTAATTCGTCGCTCAGCATCGCAACCTCTACCTGCAATCGCTCAATCTCCTGTTCTAATTCACGAATTTGGTTGGCGTCTGCTTGGCGTTCTAGTTCTAGTCTCGTGAATTTAAAATCACTCACTCGTCACCTCCTTCGCTCGGCCAATCGAGCACCAATGCCGCTGTGTGGCGTGCCCAGGTCGGCATGTCTGGTGCGTCAAATAGCTTCATCAGTATGGCACTAATTTTCTGTTGCTCAGTCTGTTGCTCGGCTTTCGGCTGGCGGCGGACAGTGACCGTGACTGGGTCGATGTTAACGCAATCTGTTTCGTCGACAGCGCGAGGGCACATTAAGTCACGGGCATTTCCGTTTATCTCATACTGATACATGCCGTTCAACGTCCAACTGCCACTGCACCAACTACCTTTATCACACACCTCGCCCATCAGAACAAATGAAGACCTGCACGGTTCGCGCAGCTTAAAATGGACAATAGCCCTCGAGCCATCGCGTGTCGTGTACTCGCCCACGCCGAACTTGTAACCGCTCATTTGCCACCTTTTTCGTTGAGTACCGATAAGTAGTTATCAATGTCTGATAAACACAGATTAGAGTCTGTGCCAGACTCTAGTCGATAGATTTTACTTAGTGAACATCCTATAAATGGTGTTGTATTGTTTATTCATCCGTCACCTCCACAAATAGTCTATAGTATTCACCTTCTAACAATTCCAACATTCGAATATGGTCTGGAAATAATGATTTCCACAATGGTGCCCAGACCTCCTCTACTTGTAAAGATGATCCATCATGCCAACATGGACCACCTAGTAACCAACAATGAATTTGATCTGGTGCATCATGTTTCCTATATGCTGGTGGGTATCTGTAATGTTGTTCGATACCGCCATGACATTCGTCAGCATATTGTCGAAAGTGTAAGTGTACTGTTCCCGCTCCACCGACTACGGAGTAAATATGTACATCAGTTGTTTTATTGTAACGGTATTCACTTTGTAATTTACTATTCATAATGTTATTTTGAACCCCGCTGCTTTGGCATGACCGCCACCACCGAATTGTTTAGCAAACGCTGACACATCGAAATTGCTACGGCTACGTAGACTGTAGATACGCTCATCTTGGGTATCAAAGAACGTAACACCGAACTCCCTATCCATAGCCAAACGTCCAGCGACCTCACTGATTATACTAGACTCAGTACAATTTGTCATCAACACCTTGTGACCATGGAAATTGGTTTCAGTTGCATGTTTAATATGTCGTTCAATCATACGTTCTTGGAAACGTAGAATTGATTTCCCTTCAGCAATGAGATTCTGGACCTCGAAAGTATCCCAGATGGCAAAATTAAAAGGGTAACTTGCAAGGGCGGCACGGACTTCTTTGCTTGAAGGTAACTCGAAACGCCACAAATCATGATCTTGGATATATTTTACAATATCATAATTCACAGCTGATTTCACACCACGTTCCACCCAATAATCGTAGGCCATCATGCAACCAGCACGATTCATATCGAAATGACAGAAGGGTAAATCTCGTAGAGCTTCTTCAGCAGACTTGTGATGATCCAAAACTGTTAGAGGTGAGTAAGTGGCTAGTTCCTGCAATACCTTTTTTGGGTAAGAGAAGTCTATGATGTACAAATTACTACATTCACCGACTTTTAGTAATTGTTCAGGAGGATCTTCACCATACTGGACGGGAAAAAATATTGCATCAGGTATCACTTTGTAAAATACCCAAGCAGCACAGAAACCATCAGCATCATTGTGATAAAGTATGTAAGTGTTCAATATAGGTTCCCTGTGTTACGCCACAGACTCAAATAAGTAAACCAGTTCTCAGGTGCAAATAGTTTCATGTACTCGGATTCCGTGGCGGCCGTTAATATCCAAATACCTGCACCATGGGCACTAAATAACGGAAATTTCTCTAGTTGTGCTGGTGTGAAGCGATAGCTTACAGGGTTCTTAACTTCAACCCACCTAGCTCTGTACTTCGCATGACAACAATACAAGTCGGGGACACCGAATTGTAACATATTTCCATGCATGATTTGGACAAACCAATCATACGCTTTCAACATTTTTATTATATCTTCTTGTATTTTTGCTTCAGGCCCTCTTTTCGGACGTTGTTTCAAAGGTCTCATTGGCATACCCAAAGGCTATAATCTCGTCTAAAAATCTTTCACGAACGGCCTCCCAACTATTTTTATTGTAGTAATTTTTGTAATGGTCTTTTTCTTCAGTTGCACCGACGACAGGTAACACCACCTTCCTACCCAACAAATACCCTAAGTCATATTTCAGGGTTTCATAACGCAAATAGACATCAGCATGATGTAACCAAAAGAGCTGATTACCTCTAGCAAAGTAATCATGTTCACCGTTCCAGATGAACCACTCCAAAGAAACATTTTGCTTTGGGTACATAAGCAAGTACCAGGTTACAATTGTATCCCAATGATTACGAACAGTTGTGCAAGTTACCTCGTTTTCGAGATGGAAATTTGGGCAACCTAGTAACCTGGGATCGAGGCCCGCGAACTCTATCAAAGTACAATGATGACGTTTCTCTGTCCAAATAGCTTCTGGAAAAGTGTCTACAAGGTACTTGGTAACAGCTTGACTACCTGTTCGCGGGTTTGCTAAGAAAACAATTTTCCCTGGGATTGCTACGGACATTCATTTTTCCCTTTAGTTAAACATTGTGAATAAAATAAAGGTAAAGGTGGTTCATCCCCACTATCTGGATTCGGACACGAATCACAGTAGCAAAGATCAAATTCATATCTAACCATTTCCCCACAGTTGAGACAATATAATGGTCCATTATATTCACAAAGTAATATCCCATCTGCTGAATGCTCGAGGTTGTTGTCTATTATTTTATTTAGTCGCTTGATCTCGGTTATTAGGTCCCGAGCTACTTCACCACCAGGATCGGGTAGTAAATGACTTGCAATCCACAGTTTATCAAGTTCAGCCTGTTTCATCATTACTTTTCCTCCATAGCTCTGGTTACTGCAAGCAATGTAATAGCTTGTTTCAGTTTAGCATCTCGACCTGTTTTGCTTGTCCTTGCATCCAATATCAGATCTGCTGCTTTAATCATACAATAACCAGGATCATCAAGCTCTACGACGAAAGACCAAGCAGTATCTTTATTAGGATTGATCTTCGCATCGTTTAGTTTCTTGGTGATCTTCAGACTTGTTAATTTTTTCATTTTCAATTCCTTCAATTAACTGTTCACGAGTTAAACAATGGTAATTTTTTACGTGATGTCTTCTGGCGATTTCACGTAAGTTACCTATTCTCTGCATTTCCAAATTCCCATCTAGCAATTTTTCAGTATATTTTTTCAAGTCATTAAGGTCTCCTTTATCAATAAGTTCTTGGATTTGGTCTTTATTTGCCAAAGCATAGGCTTGTTGGAAATGAAAGCTATTGATATAATGCCTAAGACGTTTTGTCTTGAGGAATTTCTGATGCGCATATAAAACGAGATCTTCAAAAGACTTAACCATATCATTTATCCGCCCATGATTTAAGTTCCTTTCCCCAGTCTATAGCCAGTAATTCGATTTCTGATTTGTACTCTGTAACGAAATCTTTGACAATTTGTTCTAATTTATCCAAATGTTGTGGTAGGCATGGTACCATTAACTCGTCATGGATGTTCAAAGGCATAACTGTTAATTGGTGTATGCCAAAAGGTTGCATGTCCCAGACTTTACGCTGTAATGCTTTCGTTATTTGAGCCCCTGTAGACTGTATGACGTGATTTTGAGCTGAACGTAGATTAGCACTTTGTATAGCGAAAGCCGCACCAAAGCAAGCAGACCTTGCAGCACCAGAAGCTGTTTGATCGCGATCTCGACGATGGACCTTGAATTGATATTGTAACCATTTCTTGGGTGGATGCTCCCCGAGGTCGAATAAGGCTTTCGTTATCATGTTCTCCAAAGTATAATAACGTCTGAAACCAAGCATCGACTCCACATATTCTGCTGGTTCATGCCATTCGACACGGGTACCCAGGCCACCAGGTTGTCGCATACTGCACATGATGTTGTGGATTTCTTTTTGTTTTCGCCCGATACCTGGAAACCTTTTAGCCCAGTTCTCTTTCGCTTTATCTGCGAGGTCTTCATCCAAACCCAATCTTTCTTTAACGGTGTGCCCTGTTCCGGCATACAATGTCATCGCGAATAAAGCTGACTTAGCCTTTTTGTACTTGTCATCATCTGTACCTTGCGTCGCCAGTATAGACTCGTATGTTTCTTCTGGGTAAAGTTCTTCGCCAAAAAGTGCATGTATCTTCTTACCTTTACGAAGCTCTTCAAATAACTTTTCGTCATTAAAATAAGAAGCAGCGATTGCGATTTCGAAAGCTGCAAAGTCTCCACCTGACAAGATATAATCTTTCGGGGCCAGGGGGAAACAAGACCTGACTTCCTTTGTTGCTTTAATTGCTTGTGGATTAAGCCCATCACCACCAGACATTCGTCCTGATAGAGTTCCGATAATTTTAAAGCTTGCATGGAAACGACCTGCTAATAATAATTTATCAAATAGTTCGACTTCCTTTTGAGCCATCCGGGCGTCGAGAACTTCTTGTGCTTTCTCTGCCGCAGGATGTAACGATCCGTCTGGTTCACGATATTTAGCAATTTCTTCCAGAATAATTTTTTTGGTACTGTTGCCAATGACCGCAATCTCTGTTTCACTGAGATACGGCCAAATGTAATTTTTCACGTAGTTCGGTGCCTTAGGTGCTTTTGCTGCTTTCTCCAAAGCTTGGACTCTTTGCTCTCGTATTTTCTCCAGGTCCAGAGCATATCCTTTCCATCGGATAGCAGCAATAGCACAAGCCAATTCGGAATCATCATCACCTGCTTCCACGTACTCGAAATGCTCGTGCAGTTTTTGAAGGTAAACAACGTCATCGGTAGCGTATCTCCTTGCTTTAGGGTAATATTCCCAATGGTCGATATGGGCTTGAATGACATCAGGCCAAGACCTTTGCCAATCAATATAACCATCAGGTCTGATCTTCGCTACGGCTTCCGCGAAAGGAGCATAACCTAATTCATTAGGTAAGAAACCTTTGTCTATACTTACTTCATCAAAAGTAGTAGTGTCCAAATTAAGAGCATCAGCAGCCAACGCTTTCAAGGCAACAGTTGGAGCGAAACGCAAAACGACATTCTTGAATTCAGGGCTTATCAACCCGTCATCATCAAGAATGTCTTCGACTTGCCATTTCTGTGTTAATTTATTTACGCGGCGAGCGAAATAAATATCTTTCAATGGAACTCTTTGCTCTAACTCGTAAGCCAAATCATAGGCTATAGCTGTTGGGACACGTTTGATTTTGATGTCATGCCTATCCATTGTAGCTTGATATGGACCTTTTCGGGCATGAAGCATAAGATCTAAAGCAGCTTGCGGTTTCAAACAGACACCGTCTCTAGCTGTCTTTTCAATCAAGGCCAAAGCCATAATAATGTCTTCAGGAACATCATTTTTATCTGGCCAAAGATTGAAGATATTATAGATTTTATTAAGGTGAAACCAGTCGAAAGCTATGTTAAAAGCACACACCTCTTGACTGGTTAACCACCCTAATAAATCCAAAGATTGTTGAATTGGGTGTTTCCAAAAATTATATAATTGTACCTCACCATCATCGACAGCATATTGCAAAAGGACCGGAACACCATGGAGACCACAGGTCTCGGTATCGAAGTAAAGCATTACTCGACCCAATCAGGAGAATTGTAAGTGATTTTTTGTTTTGCACATTCTTCGGCAACAGACGTCAAGACTTCTTCAGTAGTGATAACACCACCAGCCCAAGCGAGAACTCGTGTTGCTAGATTGGGCCCCAGAGTGTCTGTGATATAATCTTGAAGACGATACAGGTCTGATGGTTGTTGTACTTTTGCACGAGTCGGATTGATTTTCTTTTTCGGTTTTTCAATGATGATTTTCTTTTCGTTACGTAGTTTCCTGTCTTTGAGTTCTCGAACAGCCGCAAACATTTTATCACGATCATGCAAAGAGTAAATATCTTTGATGTGTGTCTGATTAAGAAAGCCTGCGGCAACCTCTTGTTGAATTTCAAAAGGTAATTTCAAAACAGTTAAACGAATCTGGACCCAACCTGTTGAAACACCAAGCATATCCGAGATTTCATTAATAGTCTTACCTTGAAGGTAAAAGTATTCGATAGCTTTGGCTTCTTGGTAAATGTTCAGATCTTTTCGTTCGATATTCTCAGTGATATTCAGCACACGAGCAGCATTATCATCAAGATCATCTCGAACAATAGCAGGGATACGCTCGTACTTGAGATTTAAGAAAGCTTGATGTCTACGATGCCCGACAACAATACGGTACTTGAACCCGTTCTTGTCCCAGGGTTGAATAATGACAGGTTGAGTTAGACCATTTAATTTGATGTTCTCGGCTAGGCTTTGAACATCGTAAGGAACGATTTTCTCCTGTCTACAATTGAAGGTAGGGTCAGAAAGAATATCTTTCAACGGAATATCTTGAACTACTGTTCCGACGGCGGACATACTGCACCTCTTTTCACTAAATACTTTGTCATGATGTCAGAAAGGTCTTCTCCTATTTCAAAAGCACCATTCCAATCAGTTTTAAGCAACAACGTTTCCCTGATTTTGTTTAGAATTATTGATTGTTTTGTTAATTTGTTATTTAGACTATAGATCTCGTCTTCAGCTTGATCCAGTTTATTTGTTAACTTCTTAATCTTTAAGCTACAATTCATAATAACTATTCCTTATCAAATACTGTACGTAGTTCGCCCAGGCTAATACCTTGAAGATCTCGTTTCACTTTCAGGTTTTCCAGAACATACGTATCAACCGGTAGGTTAACAATATCGTAGATAGTAGCACCCCGATTGTAGTCCATACCAGGTCTATGAATACGGTCTTCGCTTTGAATTCGTGACTCGGCATTGAAATCATTACTGTAATAGACAATTGAAGGGGAAGCGGTTAATGTTAAACCAGTACCAGCGGCACCCGGTGCCCCCACAAATGCTACACGGGACTCGCCCGATTGGAACATTTGTAACAAACCCGCCGGGTTACCGCCGATACTGGAGTCCCACCCACGGCCATCAACGCGGATGTAATCCCAACCATGGATACTTTGGATCACATCTATAATACGGTCTATGCTACCAGTGAAACCTGCATAAATGACAATGCGACCAACATCATCGTGTTGGTCTATCAGGTCTCGAAGGATGTCTTCTTTTGGAGATTTCGTATAAGAGACAGAACGTTCTGTCTTTGCAATCTCGCCAGTTGCTTTGCAGTTGGGGCAAGGTTCTTGTCTTTGAGTCCATCCTTCAGCATTTGCGTAGTTATTATCTCCTGGGATCTCTGCTCCGTCAGAAGACCATTGTAGAATTGTTTTTGCTCCTCCGCACGTTGGACAAGGAACTTTTCCAATGACTTTGGTTGTATATTGGAATCCATCAGACAATTCTCGTAATAGAGTTAAGGCTTTAATTGTTGTAGGAGCAGTTTGAACAATCAATTTCGCTGCACGAAGGATCTCTGGATCAGGTTCACAAGTAAGGGTGATGTAGCGTTTCTCAGGTAGGTCTAAACAATCTTTCTTAAATTTCACTGAAACAAGACCCTTCATCCTTTTGTAAAGTAAAGCCACCTCATTGGTTGATGGTTCATATTTATGACACCATGATTCAAGCATGTTGATTGTGTCGTGATTGATATGGTCTGCTAGTTCACCACAGACCTTACATTTTTTCTCGTCATCACGCCAAGCAACGATCGACTGATAAGAACCACCTGTAACGGGATTTTCTTCCTGAGAAACAATACTCAACCGCTCACGAAATTTATGAACACTACCTTCTTTCAAGAAACCTGGACAAGCGATCTCGCATTGACTGTACCAATCAATCGGACTCTTCGGTGCCGGGGAACCCGTCATCAACCAGACATAGCCATCATGTTCATTGCGAACGGCATTCGCGATATAAGCAGCCGCTATAGTCCTTTTCGCTGTACTGGTTTTTACTTTATGTGATTCATCGAAAATCACACCATCCCATACAGGTAAACCGTCAATCCATTGTTCGAGTCTACGTGACAAACTAGCATAGGTAACGAAATCGGGCATGATCTTCGCTCCCCATTTTTTGAATTCTAGTTCAACAGCATGTAGAGCTGAACGTGGAGCAACATATAACCAGTTCTCTTTACCAGTTTTCTCCATAGCTTCGATAACTGCTAGGGTCTTACCAGTACCCATTTCCCAAGCTAGTATGCAACGTTTCTGGTCTAAAAGGAAAATTGTACCCTCACCTTGGTGAGAATACAATGGTCGCTCATAGGTCCAGATACCAGTGTCCCTATTAAAGATATAATCCGAATACGGATTCTTGCCTGACAAGAAAGCAATCGTCCACCAGTTATGTGGACAATCTTTAACAGACCACTGTTTTATGGGAGGGTCCTCGAAGCCATGCCACTTGGGACCAGTGAAACACATTTTGACTTCCGACAGTAACTTTTTGTCATAGGGGAATTGCAACCAAAGTCTATCACCACGTTTGGTTATTGTCACTTTTTTCTTGAATTTGGACCCCGGTGCAAGCCACGATGTTATGAGTTGCTGGTTATTTTCCAGTGGACATTTATGATATTTACTCATTGACCGAAATCCACTTGTTGCTGTTGCTGTTGCTGTTGATACTGAGCCATAGCTTGAGCTTCACGCTGTTGTCTGGTATTTTCAGATTTTTGTAACAGCTTCTCCGCCGTTACGACAGCTAAAGATATAATGTCGACCTCTTCTGGATTATACTTTTGAATCAATGCAGCTGCCAAATGTGTTGCAACGTAATCCAATTCCGTCATTCCAGAGAAACCGATAAGTGTTGGTTCAGAACCAGCAACATTCGAACTAACAGGAAACATCGCGGGAGTAAGTGTTGGACCTTTTGATAATTGCATCTTCATAATAAACGATTTACTCCTTTTACTTTACACTCTTCGACCAAGTTACGGAACCCTTCATCTTTCAAAATGTTTCGAATTTGCTCAAGAACCTCAGCGAAATCTTCTTCGACCTCATGCTTTTGGAGGAGAGCCATTTTGAAATCTATCAGTCTCCCACTAACGAGATACAGAAACATATGTTTCTTGGTCTCGATTTGGGTTAAATCCAAGTTCGTGTAATTATTGAAATCAGTGATTAGGGGTCTGATATGAACAACCAAGAAAGAATAGAACAAATGTCTAGCATGGATATTACAATACTCTGTGATGTCTGACATTGGGCGAGTGTCACCTGTAGCCGCAGCTATAGCTAAAAGGTAACTTAGCTCAGTGTGACTAGACCTACTACTAGAATCAATGACAGTGGTGACACTGTGGCCCAACGCATCAGACATCGTCTTATAAAATAAATCATACTCAGCTGTGTGTTTGCCTATTTTAATTGCACGTGGAAACATTTATTACCTCTTGTTTGGTGCCCGTTGCTGTGGGCCAGTGGTTGGTCGATTCAACATTTTGGGCTATCATAAAAATGTTGACTGGCCCACAGCGACGGGCACCAGTGTTAGACACTGGTACCCTCGCAAAGCTTATCTTTCTACATCTTGAGAAGCAACATCTTCAGATGACGCGATGTCAGCATTTGTTGTGGGTTCCATGTTGAAGAGTTCAATTTTTTGATTGATCTCGTCATTGTCAGGAACGATGTCGAAAGGTGTCGAACACTTCGTAACAATTGGCACATGCCAAGAGCCTTTCGCGTTCTTCACGAGTCGAACCTTCAATGTGGCCGCTCTACCTAACAGACCACGAATGCTACCAGCTTCACGTCTCGAAGATTTCGAGTTCAGATAGAAAGTGACATAGTTCGAGACTTCTCCCTCTTCCACAGGAAGGAAGAGAAGGAACTCGATACCATAGACACAACCTGTCAAACCACCACCATCTGAAATCTCTTTAATCTGTGCAAAGACTTCAGACTTTGGATCGAAAGTAACAATCGGTGGTTCGTCACCATTAAATTGCATAGCTTTGAAATGCCATGCAAGTGGGATACAATTGACTTCTTTCCCAAGGTCGATAATCTCTTCAGCCGTTTTGGGGAAGCCATAACGACCTTGGTTAATTAGTTCACTTTTGACAGCGTTGCTGTTGCTCCCATACAATTGAATACGTGGAACAAAGTCTGCCGCATTGACGACACTGTCCCATTCTTGTTGATACTCAACAGGCAGTTGCTCTGTTTGCGGAACATTGATAATGAGTTCATCAGACATTTGATTTACCTTTTTAAGGAATTGTTTATTCGTTTAATCACTCTTCTGTTTCTGTTTCTGCTTCTGCTCTTGACTCCTTATATTGTGTGTCGAAATCAGCCAGAATAGCTTTGATTTCGTCTTCGCTCTTACCATCACGAATTGCCTCCGCTTCAATACGGATTCGTTCGGCTTTGATTTCAGCTTCCTTCTGCCGCTTCTCCAAACGTGAAGCTTTCGCCTTTTCGCGTCGTTCCTGGATAGCTAGCATCTTGGCATCATGCTTTTCTTTGCCAACTGCAACACTATCAGGGTCGATCTGCATACACCATTTCACACCGAGTGTGAAACCGTCAGCAGGTGTCTCGCAACCATGACGCTTGCACAAGACAGGAGCAAGCTTAGGATCTTCGACTTCAGCCTTGGCAACAGTCAATTTCTGGTATCGTGGAACAGGAATGTACTCGTCACTTGCGGTACGACCTTCACGACGAGCCTTGTCCAATTCACGCTTTCGCTCAGAAATCTCGGGAACGAAATCCCCAGGCGTTTTCGTCATGGCCGCTTCAACGTGGTTGATCTGCTCTTCGATTGGCAGTTTTGCCAGAGCATAAGCATTGGACAAATTGATTTTGCCATCATCAACCAATTCAGCAACAGACTTGTCCAATTTGAGCAAGCCCAAACGTTGCCCAATCCAAGCTGACGACTTATTCAATTGGTTGGCCAATTGATTCACCGTCAAAACCGGGTCCAAGGACAAAATCTTTTGAAGCTGTTTTGAATATTCAACAGGCTTCGTTTCGATTCGGTGAATGTTACCGACAATCTGTTTGCGAAGCATGTCTGCTTCACCACGATTCTGGATAACATTTGCAGGGATGATTTCTAGACCTGCATCACAACACCCAGCGAAACGTTGCGTGCCATCCACGAGGACGAAATGCTCATCCTCGTCATCCGCAACATGATACACAACGATAGGATTCAATAGACCATGGGTCCGAATCGAATCCACCAATTCACCAAAAGACTCATTCTCACGTTGAGCATCACGCAATGAGTCTTTGGCCAAGCGGATCATGCTAACTGGAATTTCTTGGACACCGAATTCTGTCATAAGATCTTCAGACATTTGCAGCACCTTTCAATGGGAAATAGTAAATAAACGTGGGAACGCAATCTATTGTCTATTACATGGTACACCTCCTTTGGTCTGAATGCTTTGGGTCTGGTCTAAATTCGACCAGACCTTTGACGTGGCCACAAACTAGCTACTCCACTATACCACCATAATTAAAAATATGAAAACGTTTTTCAAAAAAACTGGAAACAAACAAGTAGTGAAGCCGGTAGGAGTGACGTATGTGCGATCACCTATACCCCAATTACGTTAGCAATTGCGGAAACAGTTGGTTAGTAATCCGTAAACCCTTATCTTACAACACTTTACGAAAACCGTTTTCATAATTTTAGTTATAGCAGTATAGTATTATGGTTCATTCTATCAGGTCTGGTCGGAATTTAGACCAGACCCAAGCCATCAAGGAAATGTCTATGGTCCAACCAACGAAAACGGAAGCTATAAAAAGATTTCTAGCTAATCAGACCCACAAAGATCTGGCTGATTTATACAATGCTAACATGGAAGTGCAGGTTAATGTTGCTCAGGATGGTGGCGAACGTATTGAGGCAGAATATAAAGGTCGTCAGTGGCATGGTTGGACTGATGGTGTTCAGACCTGGAAATCTTTTCGGATACCCCACAAAGCGAACTCCGATCCCGAGTACACAGACACGGAGATGTCTTATGATTTGTTGAAACATGCTGAAGGTATCGGCATGACTGGTTGGGATTGGGTAAACAAGTCTTCATGTTGGGTTGCTTTCGATTTCGATAGTATTATAGACCATGGTGATGGTCTAACTAACACAGAACTCAAAGACATTCAAAACACTGTAACAGATATCCCGTGGGTTACAGTAAGATATTCGACATCTGGGTCTGGTTTACATTTATATGTGTATCTAGATAATGTGTCTACATGTAATCATACCGAACACGCTGCCCTGGCCCGTGCTATCTTGGGCATGATCTCCGCGATGACAGGTAAAGACCTCCGGGCGAAAGTCGATGTCTGTGGTGGTAATCATTGGATCTGGCACCGGAAGATGAAAGGTAATGGACTACAGTTAATTAAACAAGGAAGTGTATTAAAAGAGATACCCATCAATTGGCAAGATCATGTCCCTGTGGTCCAAGGACAGCGTAACAAAGTCTTACCTAGCTTTGTTGCTAATTCTGTGGAACAGATGTTTGAAGAGGTAACTGGACAACATGTCCAAATACCCTTAGACGATTCACATAAGAAACTAATAGATTTCCTACAAGATAACAATCATATCTGGTGGTGGGACCCCGATCATCATGCCCTTGTTACACATACTTATGCTCTCCAGCTTGCACATGATAATCTCAATCTACGCGGTGTCTATAAGACATTATCTCAAGGTAATGATTTACAAGAGCAAAACTGTTTCGGGCATCCATTAAGGAATGGTGCCTGGGTCATTAGGCGTTTCACACCTGGTATAGGTGAAGCTGAAACCTGGACTCAAGATCGTAATGGTTGGACCAAATGTTTCTTCAATAAAGACCCTGATCTAAATATCGCATCGAAAGCTTTCGGTGGTATCGAGGATACCGATGGTGGTTTCATTTTCAAAGAAGCAGAAGTCGCAACACAAGCGGCAAATCTTTTAGGTGTCCATTTCGAGCTACCTGTATGGCTGCGTTCAGGTCGGGAGACCAAACTCAAATTACATAAAGATGGTCGTTTACTTGTCTGTATTAAGCATGAAGCACATGACGTTCCAGATGATACATTGAACTCATGGTTAATTAAAAAAGGTTACTGGCAAAAGATTTTCAATTCCAAATCACCATCGAAAGAAGAAGTCGAAGTCGGTAACTATGATGATTTGGTCAGGCATTTAATAACTGAGTCTGGTGAAGATTGTGGCTGGGTTATTCGTGCCGATAATACATGGGTCCATGAACCATTGATTCATGTTAAGAATTTCTTACAAGGTAATGGTCTAGCTCATAAAGAAACTGTTGAGCTTATTGGTTCCTGTATCAGTAGACCTTGGCGTCTCGTTAACAGACCTTTCGCTGACGAGTATCTTAGTGATCGACGATGGAATCGTAAAGCTGCTCGCTTACGTTATGCACCAGCCATCTACAATGATGATCTGAATTTTGAAACCTGGAAACTGATTCTAAATCATATAGGTAAGGATCTAGACCCAATAATCCAGGAACATCCTTGGGCGAAAACCAATAACGTTTTGACTGGTGCTGACTATCTTATCTGTTGGTTAGCTTCCATGTTCAAAGAACCATTGGAACCATTACCTTATCTTTTCCTTTGGGGTAGCCAGAATGCTGGCAAGTCCATTTTGCATGAAGCTATTGAGTTACTCATAACTGGTGGTGTCATGCGTGCGGATGCAGCTTTAATTAACCAAAGTGGTTTCAATGCCGAAATAGAGAAAGCTGTACTCTGTGTTATCGAGGAAACGGACCTCAAGCGAAACAAGACCGCGTACAATCGTATTAAGGATTGGGTTACTTCACGCAAAATTGCAATTCATAAGAAAGGACAAACACCGTACATGGCAATCAATACTACGCATTTTATCCATGCGAGTAATGATTTGGATTCGTGTCCAGTTTTCCCTGGTGACAGCCGTATCACTATGATCCATGTCGGTGATCTAATGAACATCATTCCGAAAAGAGAAATTATTCCAAGATTAGAGAAGGAGGCACCGAATTTCTTAGCAAAGCTTTTGAATCTTGAAATACCTTATGCTCAGGATAGACTCAATATACCTGTTATCGAAACCGAAGCGAAAAGATCAGTACAACAATCAAACAGAACACTACTTGAAGAGTGGTTAGAAGATTTTTGTCATTATGCACCAGGTCATTGGATCAAGTACAGTAAACTGTATGATAGTTACAAAGAATGGTTGGACCCTAATGACATTTACGATTGGTCTATTGTTCGTTTCGGTAAGGAGTTACCGAAACATAAGTTCCCCAAAGGAAGGAACCCCGCTGATGCACAATGGTATATCGGAAACATTAGTTTCGAACCACAACCCGAAAATGGTAAGAAATTTGTTTTACATGGTGACAAATTACATTTAGAGGACGTCTCATGCTAATTGCTTTCGGACACCGACGCTATGTTGGTAAGGACACTGCTGTTCGTTTCATGCTCAATCATCTAAGGTGGGAGTACCCTGGTATAACGACTCAAAAAATAACTTTCGCATATACAATGAAAGAACATTGCTATGAACTATTCCAAGATTTTGGTTTGAAAACAACTGAATACTACGAGCAACATCCTGAAGAGAAAGATCTTTATATTCCGACTCTTGGTCGTTCTGCCAGGGATGTTTGGATAAAATATGGTAATGCTTGTCGTGAAATAGAAACAGATGTCTGGACTAATCTGGCTCTCAAGAACCCGTTAGCCGATATTGTTTTCGTCACTGACATGCGTTTTCCAAATGAAGCTGATTGTATTATTGAACAAGATGGGTTCTTGGTTAGAATTGATCGACCTGATGTGGACCAATTCGATGATGGTGCGGATTCGGAACTGAGTAATTATTCTGGCTGGACCCATATTATTAAAAATAATGGTCTTTTATCGGATTTTCATAAAACAATAATCACTTTCACGGAACAGGTCGTACATGACAGATTTGCTCACATTCTTTGAACAACTGGACAATTACGACGAGGAACCGAAGAAAAGGACTTTCAAACGGGAGTACATTAACTATAAAGGTTCCAAGCGTGATGTCCTAGATAAACTGTTACCATTGTTACCTTATTACAACACCTGGGTTGATGTGTTTGGTGGCTCTGGTTCTGTAACGATTGCACGTAGACGATCTCCACTTGATGTCTATAATGATCGGCACGGTGGTGCTTGTGCTTTCTTCCGTGCTATCAAAGAACGTCCTGATGAACTAATTACCCAAATAGAACTCATGCCACAAGCTAGAGAGTTCTTCGTTTGGGCGAAACAGACACAGGACAAAGACCACGATGATGTGGTGCGAGGAGCGAAATGGTACTACATGATTCAAGTATCTTTCGCTGGGAAGAGTGATTGCTTTGGTAGAGTGACCAAAGGACGTAATGATATAATTGATAAATTATACAAAACACTTGATACTTTCCCTTTGATACATAAAAGATTCAAAGAAGTCCAAATCGAGAACTTAAGCTGGGAACAAATTTTCAAAGATTACGATGGACCAGATGTCGTTTTCTATTGTGATCCCCCTTACATGAACACAAGGGATTACAAGCACAATATGACTGTTGGTGAACATATCAAAATGTGTGATGCCATTTTCGATTTGAAAGGTTTCGTTGCTTTGTCTGGATATGAGAATCCCATTTACAACAAGTACCCTTGGGATGGTAAACACTATTTTGAAATTACGAATCGTGTCTTTGATACGAAAGCTGATCGTAGTACGTCTAGAACAGAATGTTTATGGATTAAGGAAAACGACTAATGCGTCATCTCAATGACAATATACTTTGTGTAATTGACGTCGAAACCACTGGACCCAAACCAAGGCATCATGACATAATTGAAATTTGTATCTTACCCTTGGATATGAGGTTAAGACCTGATGAAAAAATTTTACCTTTTGTCATGAATCTCATCCCAATGCGTAAAGACAATATCGACTTCGAAGCTTTACGTATTCAACGCAAGTACATGGACAAAACAACAAAAGACAAAATCTGTTGGATAAAGAACCGATTAGTTCAAACAACATTGAAAGGTTGCGAACCATCGCGAGCGGCTGACTTGTTTGTTGAATGGTGGGATAGATTGAAACTAAATACTTTCAAACGTATTATGCCAATCGCCCATAATTGGTGTTTCGATCGCGAATTCATTATTGACTGGTTAGGTTACGAGACTTTTGAAATGTGTTTCGATCCCCGATACCGGGATACTATGACCATGAGTCTATATGATAATGATATTGCTGCTTGGCATGGTGAAGATTTTCCATATCCGAAAAATAACTTAGCTTACTTATGTTCTGAATTAGGTGTCCCCCGGACCCAGGCACATACGGCTATGGATGATTGTGTTGCGACAGCTGAATGTTATCGCAAGATGGTTAAAAATGCCATGAGGTTCAAATAGACATAAAGCTATTTGCTTTACCTTTCATGTACTTCAAACCAATACTTGCTTCTGCTTTGTCAACGAAATTTCGTTTACGGTACTTTAGATACTCATTTGTTGGTCGAGGTCGAACGTGGTTTATGTTAACTAATTTAGTTAGACAAATACGCCATTGTTCACCTCGCCACAAATGATAGAAAAAATTATAATGTTCATTTATAGGCAAGTTCTCGTCCCATTTGTATTTGTGTAACACTTCCGTCCGAAACATTGCAAACTGGTTTATAAGATCACATAAAACGAATTCGTTATCTTCGACAGGTTCAATAAATAACTTGTCCCGGAAAGCCTTGAAATTATAGGCAAACCACTCTCTATTCACGAGCCCACCTACACAACCTAACTCAGCATAATTTTTAAGCAGATTGAGCATGGTTTCTAATTTCGTTTCTTCTGTGAAAACGAAATCATCATCAAGAATTACACAGTAAGGTGTAATGACTTGCTTGGTAGCGTAATTGCGTCCCCAACTGACGTTACCTTTCGTATCTACAATGACTCGTTTCAGATCTGGATAATACAGATCTATCGAGTGTTCCAGATTTTCCAAAGCCCTAGGTCTAAGGAAAGTCGTGATACAAAGTGTAATGTCGTCTCTCAAGGGGACACCCCACTTCTCAATTGGACACTTCTGGTCAGCCCAAGCTAATTTATTTAGATATATTTGTTGATCGTTGATGTTACATCCGCAGCGTTTGTGGGCACAACTGTCCCCTGTGAAGTATGTGCATTGTTTACAAATCGCTAGTCTACGATCAATCTCTTCTTGCGAGCAGGTCGGGCTCCCATTCAAGAAATGTGCTATCGCTGCGACTGTAAAGTTCTTGACTTTCAGTAACATAATCGCTCCAATATGAATAAATGTTCTTCTCCAATTCAATCTTAATAGGACGAAATTCGGGATGGTTATGTGCTTTGGCCCATTCCCACATTCGAGCTATACCTTCTTCAAAAGGTATAATAAGTCTATAGTCTAAAAGCTTTTCACTTTTGGCTATAGTACACCATGCTTCTTTAATTTCGTGTCGGGGTTCTTTGTAAATAATTTCCCCACCGCCCATTACTTTTATTAGTTTCTTTGCAGCTTCTTCAATGGTTATAGGGAAGGGGCCACCGAGATTGATAATTTGTTTACTAGCTGTAATTATCGTTCCAGCTAGATACATGGGTTCCATGTTGTCTTCGACATAAGAGAAAGCTCTCTGCTGCTGACCATCTCCGTAAATAAGTAAAGGTTCCCCGTTCAAATATCGCCACATCCAGATTCCTATAACATTTCTGTATTTTTGGGTACAGACTTGTCCTGGACCTATGATATTATGTGGTCTGATTATACACCAATCTAAACCGTGTTGTTCACCAGCCACTTGTATATCTTTTTCGCTTGCTAGTTTAGCTATACCATAAGGATCTATGGGTTCTGTTGGACCACTTTCATCATATGGTGGCTTGTGTCCTGTTCCGTAAGTAGCCATTGATGAACAATAGACTAGTCGTGAAACATTATGTCTAATACAACTGGTAACGATGTCTGCTGTCGCTAATAAATTATTTGTGTAATTATAATTCCTAATGAAAGGTGACAAACCTTCAGCAGCATAAGCTGCACAATGATAAACCAGGTCTGGTTTGAAGATCTTAAAAATATGGTCTATAGGTTCCCGGCCAATTGTTGCTTTGTAATAACTACCGATAATGTTGCTTGGATCACCACAACTGAGATCGTCTATACCGAAAATATCATGATCGGTATTAGTATAAAGCCACTTAGCTAAGTGGCTCCCCATAAGACCAGCAATACCCGTTATTAAGATTCGCATTAACTCCACTCCTATTAAATCTTTCACCGTGTTTTAAGTCATAGAGTCGAGGGTCATATTGACAAAATGGATACATTTCATCATAGACCTGATAAACAGATTTACCTTCATGTAGTTTCAAACTCCCAGATAACCAAGCTTCAACACCATAACGGTCCCTAGCTAAAATTTTCCAATTAGCAGAAAATAAAGCATCTGCACGAAACCAAAAAAAGGTACCTGCAAACATCCATCTGTTACCGAATTCTAAGCCAGAGGGGAAAGTGTCTCGCATACTTTCTGGCCAAGTCGTTTTGTGTATCCCTACAGCATAATATTTTCGCAAGTAAATCATACATTGTCTATACTTATCAAGAAGCCTATCATACATAATATTACGCCATAACCTAGCACCCTCTGTATTTGTGACTGGTAATGTTGTATTACCTTTCGTATGGGCATAAAAAACAGCATTACCTGGTTGGTTGTATTTAATTACCTTCTTAAGCAAAGGAAGAAATGTAATAGTTTCCCTCAAGATTGGATCATTTTTCATTTCAATAAATTGGAAACCTGGTAATTGCTTTTTTATTTCTTTGTTTGGTATTGTATTATTATCATGTGCTATCGCAGCGTATTTGATCCCATTAAAGATTTGACTGTTTCTCCGTAACTGTTTCACATTATCCAACCAATCGGTATCACCTTCAGGTGCATAGATATGATAGAGACAATGTCTAAGTGTGATAGGAGATTTGAGAGTTAATGGACATAGCCCTTTAGGAAAATTTGCACGATACTCTTGTTCCCAAGGGCTTAAAGGTGTCTCAATTCTTTTCTTATATGTTTTCCCTTTGTCAAAAAATCCACATTTACACCTGATAGGATAGACTATTTTCCTCACGTTTAGAACTAAATTACAATCAGAGCAGCTCCATGTTTCCATTTTCTATTTTTTCCATGCTTCTCTATCTCTTGAAGGGTACGTTAAAGGAGAATATGGACTAATGTCTGGGTAATTATTTTCATCCCAACATTGGTAAACAGATTTTCCTTCATGTGATTTTAGACTACCAGATAACCAACCTTCAGCCCCATAACGATCAATGGGTACTGTTTTCCAATTAGCTTGATACAGGGCATCGGTGCGAAACCAAAAAAATGTCCCAGCAAACATCCATCTATTACCGAAATCTAGTTTCGATGGGAAAGGTGCCGGGCGAATTGGCCAAGACATTTTATGAATACCGACAGCAATATATTGTTTTAGATGTTCCAGACATTGTTCATAATTGTCTAAGAGCTCTCGGTACATAACATTACGCCAAATGGCAGCACCTTGCTTGTTATTGGTGGTTGTATTACCTTTGGTGTGAGCATAGAAAATGGCATCTTCCTCAGGTGTCATAACCAATTTCAATAACTTAGGAAAAGATACCGTTTCCCTTAATTCAGGATCATTACGGGTCTCAATGAAATCGAAACCAGGTAACTCCTTTTTTACTTCATCAACTGGTACAGTGAACTGATCGAAAGCTATGGCCGCTATTCTCTTACCATTGAAAATATGTGTATTTTTTCGTAATTTTTCAATGTTTTTTAACCATATATCATCGTCTCTTTTGGCGTAAATATGATAAATACAATGTCGATTTTTGATCGGTGTATTAAATGGTGAAGGTACCAGTCCCCATTTATCTTTTGGACAATTGGCATAAGGATCAGATAATACTTTTTGAAATGTTCGTGAGCAACCCAAATCAATATGGATACAACGACCATTATTATGATAAGCACATTGTCCACATACTGAAAGACGATAGTCTTTCTCCCATGGACTAATAGGTGTACGTATTACTAAAGATGTTTTCTTACTCCTACGTCCATGGTCAAAATGACCACATTTACAACGAATAGGATAAATTATCTTTTTGACATTTAGAGCCAAACCACATTTTGGACAAATCCATGACATTGTTAATATCCTGTTACACGTATTTCAAGATTTTCTAAATTAGTACAGGGTAACTCGTTATATCCACATATCCACCAATAACCATTAGAAATATAAACCACTGGGATAAGTTCATCAATAATTTCATCACAATTTATGCTCATTTTTTTCACAGCAAAAGCATATTGATAATATGATTCAGTATACCCTGATCCAGAACTTGAAGGTCCCGTTAATTTTAATTCAACTATGAAATAATACTCTAATGTCCCAAATAGATTTGGAAGGTTAATTTGACCATAATTTATGTAAATTTGTTGCTGTGTAATGTTATATTTGACAGTAAAAAGCCATTCATAAGTTCCTAAGGATGTATTTTTTGTGCAAACATGATAACTTTCCGATCCTGCACAAGGATTAAAATACTTTTTTGAAACCAAATAAGTTCCATCGAGATAAGGACAATCCACACATGATGCAAAACAGATAGGAGGATAATTATTTAAGAATCCTTCAATAGATATACTATATCCATTATCAGGTATATCACCAGTAGGACAAGGATCACATTCTTTTAATCTACAAGCTTCACAATCTTCTGAATTATCTGCAAAGGCTGTTCCATAAATTTCATCTCCGTCATAAGCTGAAGCTGTAAATTTTATTTCAGTGTTAATCGTTCCTGTTCCAAAGGCAGCTCTGGCCCCACCATTCAGAGTAGTTGCTTCTGCTGCAATACCTAACCACCCTATAAATGCTCCAAAACTGTCCGAACCTGAACCATCAATATCATGTACAGTACAGACACCAAATGTAAATTCTGAATCACTAGAAGAGCCTGAACTTTCCAGCTCTTGCGATTCAATTAACGACTCATTTTTGAATAATTGTATTAAGAATTCATCTAAAGAGAGTCTAGAAAAATAAGCACAATGATTTGTTGAAGAATCAACATAATCAAGATAAATACGAATTGTACAACCAACAGGCAATGTACTTATTAAAGTTAATCTTTGTGCACCTATTATACCAGTAACTTGACTACTTGTGAATTCGATTAAAGCATCACTTGATGATGTTAAAAAATTAAAACTCACCCTACCTAGACTGTCTTGACTAGGTGCACTGTCCCAAGTTCCAGAGACTATATGGAAACCACCACAAATGAAATCGTCATCTGTTATATTATTCTTTTCCCTTGCCATTGGGTAACTAGATATTAAACAATCCTGTGTGCTTCCACCTGTTTCAAAACAGGCAGGAGGGCAATGTTCATCAAATCTTGTGTATCCTTTTAAGTAATGAATACCAGTGAAATCAATTCTACTATCTACAATGTTACCAGTACCTAATGCAAAAGGATTTTTAGTTATTGCATTTTCATTTATACCTTGACTAAATGGACTCATTGAGAAACCGGTTGTAGAGAAAGCACTTGTATTATATGCTGATAGTTTTATACTATTTAAGCATATATTACAAGTATCCCGATCTTCTATATTTATAGATCCATTTAACCAATGGTCCCAAGATTGATAACATTTATATGAATTGTATGCTTGTTCTACTGGAAACTCAACCCAAAATACGTTTGTTGTTTCATCAAAACCAACAACAAAAATAAAAGCACCTTGCGAAAATCTAAAGACTTGTAAATTAGATTTTTCATTGATTAGTTGGCCATTTTCAAAAATTTTAACAGATGAACATTCTCCAACGAAAAAACTATTTATCATTTGCCAAGCTGTTATAGTAATTTCAACATATAAAGAAGACCCATAATAAACTCTTACTTGATGTTTGTCACCTTCAACTGCATTAGGAATACGGACAGTTACTACAAGAATATGATGCCGTTCATTTTCAAAATTTTGATCTGGATGCTCTTTTAAGATACGAATTTTAGCATCTGAACTACTTGTAGTTAAAGCTGAATTATAAATAATCCATGAACCATTCTCAATTTTATAATCACTACCAATAGAACTTCTATCGAAAGTGTCTAAAAATATAGTACAAGTCTCAGAGCAACAACAGAAGCGATTTGTCATATTATTCACACTCCCTGTCAATAACTAGCCATTGCTCGAATTCAGTAAAATACTTTACTGTCATCTTTTTATTTGCTGAAATGATTTCGTCATTGGTTATCCAAGTGTGGTGTACTATAACATTTTCACCAGTATCACCGTGTTGATCCCAAATGGACATTACACCTTGACCATCGACGGATATTAGCGAATCCGCTTTACCATTACGAATTAAACCGTGACTCCCATTAAGCTCACCGTGTTGCGTTTCGTAATTGTACCAATATTGTGCGAACTCGCCTGGTAAATAACAATTCTGTTTGAAGGCATCATAGACTGGTACCTTAAACACTGTATCTTGCCATATTCCAGGTGTAGCTGTTGCCTCTTGAACAACGGCATCTTCATCGTAGTCGCCTGGCTCAAGGAAGTTAATTATTTTGGCCCAACCTACTGGTGACTGCTTATCATAACCTTTAGACAGAATCCAATATCTGTCATTTTGAAGTGTAACATTAACCATTTCCCCAACGACATACTTTTCATTGAGGTTCAATTGGTTAGCTGTTACCCGGTAACCGTTATAGAAAGAAATGATATGAGAACCCAGACCCATAGCATCTATTTCAGCAATGATTTTTGCGGGGTAACCTGAGTGTGGACGTTTAAACTGTTCCTCATTGATAATTGTACCATCGAACTCATGGACAATACCAATAGGAATATCTCTAACATCGACTTGCCGAAAATTTGTTTCAGCGAAATTTAATGTTGGGGCGTCTGGTGCGGTGTCCGTGCTATCACTAGGAAAGGGATCACCGTAATCTTTTCTAGTCATCTGGGATACCTGTGACTGGTGTTACAATTGTTTTACCTATGCCACTACCGCCAGCATTACCTTCACTAATTTCCATGTCTGTTGGGAAAGGTTCATCGGCATCTGCTGATCCAGGCCAGGCGAAAACATAAGGTTCCATTTCACCGACCTTAATGGGTAGCCAGACGGACATTTGTATGATATTGTTCCCCGTGTCATGGACGAGTTCTTCGATCTCGCCTTTAACAGCGGTATCGGCTACAAATGTTTGATTGAAGTCCAATGTTATGGCGTCGAAGTTATCAAGATCTAAGTTAGTTAGAAAAGTCTCGAAACGAACATGCTTCCAAACATTCGAGTTCCTGATTAACCAAAATGTTGCAGACTTCTCTACCAAATCGTAATTGTTGTAAATAAAGTAATCGTGTTCGTCCTCGTGTAACCCATAAATGTTCACATTGTGTCTGAGAACTATTTTCTTTGGCTCTTCTGGTAAATAGTGTTCTCGCCAATAAGCAATTAACTTGGTCACGATTTGATCTGTTGAATCATGATCCAAATTCAATGTGTCCATTTTGATATCGGACTCGGTTAATGTTCTTAATGACGCAGGTTCCTCAGACAAGTATTTGATAAAGAAAATGTCATTGTTTTCGTAGACCACACAACGTGCTTGTTGAGCTATACTGTTGATTAGTTCCAGTACATCCATGCGTTTCAGTATAGCGAAATTGGCTGGATAATTTTCTTGTTTCGTTCTAACGGAATTGAAAGACGTTACATCATAATTTTTATCAGTGTAAGTCTCAATGAGATGGATAAGAATATCTACGACATTTGGTCCAACAGTGGAATCCAAAGTAACATAAATATCTTCTTCCCAATGCTCACCAGGGATCTCGTTCACAGGAATAGGGAAACGTAATGATGTAACACTTAGAACAGTATCGCCATCAGCATCTAATAAATCCTCCGATTCATTCTTTGAATAGTATGCCGTTGGAACGGGAGCCAAGGTCTTGACTTCATCAATAGTCCGGTAAGCCATTACAGCTTTGATAGATGAAGGTAAAATGTTAGCAACGAACACCGCATCTGACTGCCCAGCTAAGTGAATAGGATCACCGACACGAGCTTGCCAGAAGACACCACCAACATATTCCTCAAATGGTATCCCGTAATCGAACCAATGGTCTAATGGTACTGCTGACACTTCAAGTATTTCGACAATGTCTTCACCAATCAAAGTGTAAATGCTTCTCGGACTCGGTGGTGTTACCCAAATGACTGGTGTTGTACTAAAAGAAGAACCGATTTTATTAGATAACCAGACATTTATTTTGGACTCGTTAGAGATTATCCATTCGATTTTAATAAGATCTTGGAGTTCATCTTGACTAGGAACGGTGCCCGATAACAGGGCCAAAGTCGTTGGGGTTAAAGCTGTCCAAGCTTGAATAAAATCTTTTGGTGATGGTCCAGAGCCCGAAGGAACAAGACCTAAATCTTCTAATGATAAAGTGGGTAAAGCATCACCGACAACGACTTGCAAGTCGAAGCGACCTTCATTATTTAGATCCCCGTATTTCCGTAATTCGTAAGAGCATTTCGTTCCCTCTTGCTCTGTTACATGAATCATATGGCCACGTGTCTCACCACGTTTACGTACCAAACAGTATTTGTTCACTAGGTTATATTCAGCAGATGAAACCCAAAATTTGTTTAGACCTTTCAAGGCATTGACACGGCCACAGTCATCAATAACACTTTGTCGTGCTCCCAATGGAACACTTGTGTATATCGGTAGGCCGTCTGAATAAATATACAATGTACCATTGCTAAAAGAACCACGCCAACGCATACCACGAATAATGAGTTCTAACGGTGTATCTTGCTCGAAATCTTCACTGTTACTGACACGGACAGCTCTATTTGCACAACCCTGTTGCCTACAAATTTCATTCTGTATACGGTAGTATTGATTGTAAATTTCTATCAGACCATTGTAAGCTTTCAGTACATTATTAGCTGCTGTCTTCTGAATATTTATTTCCCATTCCAGAACACGCATGACTCTATCGAAGAACTCACGCTGTGTATTGATTTGATTCAGAATAATGTCATTTTCACCCATGTCCATTTGATTCTGAGCCAAAGAATCAATAAGAACTTTTTCGGCATCAGTTTTCCCACGTCTCAGGCGACGGCCACCTTCACCTTTAGCTATGGCATCTTGTAACCCAACAATGACAAACGTGTAATATCTTTCTAGTTTCATATAGTAAATGTATTGGTTCCGTAGTTCATCACCTGTAACGTAAATGAAATCTGAACCCTGTAAAACTGTAACCCAATAATGAAGAACCATTTGCTGTTGTTGCCAAGCTATAGACAGACCATCCAGTTTCTTTTCAAGAGTTCTGTCAACAATACAGAAAGGTTCTAGCAACCTGGCAACGGGGTACTGATATAATTTGGTTGCTGGAACATGAAGCACACTTCCAAAACAAAGTGGCCAAGGATCACCTGTTGATTGGTCAGAGGGGTAATTGATTTGTGTTTCTTCTAATGAAACACTAACTTCTTTGTTTTCTATTTCAGATAGAAGAGCGAAAGTAACTTGACGTTGCCCTTCATCCCAAATAATGGGAGCATTGATCTTTCCGTTGAAAACAACAAATTTGTCTGATGCAGATAAACCAGAAAAGTATTGATACAATATACATTTCTTATGATGTATATTGGACGTATTAAAAATATTTTTAATATCCCCTTCTGTGTCATCTAAAGTTACTGTCATGCTTCGAGCTTGACCAACACTATTAGATAATGTCGTCTCGATCTCAGATAAATCCAGAATTTTAGCAGTACCACCGGAGACGACTTTATCAGCATACAGAGTATATTCATCATTACCAAACCAATCAATACCTAAGATATTGATTGGTTCAGTTCCAAATTGTTTTGCGATTTCAGCCAAAGCATTAGCTGTCAATGTTTTCATAACACTATACTTTCGAAAGTCAAATTGATAGAAATAGTTTCCAAGCTATGTCCTTCATAAACACTACGCTTGAAATTATTCAATTCCAATTGATTCTCTAGTAGAACCACTTGATAATAAAGAGCTGATATATCGAAAGCAGACATCCGCCAAATAGATCCGACATAATCTTTGAAAAAGTCTAATAATTCTAGTGCTTTGATATGTGTTAATTCAAATGAATAATCAAAAATTATTGGCAAAGATTTCTTGACATGGGTGTAAGTCGTGTTGTCCATTGCTCTATGTAATTGTACTTTGAAAGTACGAGATTGACCATCACCCAATGCTGGATTAGGTAAAATAATGCTACCTGTATAGGTTGGATAGGGTGCCGTCAACTGAATACTCATACCCTAGTACCCTCCAATTCGAATTTGATAACCCAACCGCAACTGGTATATTGTCTCGTCTCCTCACCAGGAAAAAGTATTACCCGGTAGACCAAATTATCTTGATCTGTGTATTTCAATTCCTCGCCAGCTGTTATTGCAATGAAATTCTGGTATTGATATAATTTCGTCAATGTTGCATTTTGACAAATGACAAATAGTTTCATCCAATGAGGCCAATCAGCATCCTTAAAGACTTTTCGTCTTAGACCACGGGTGACACGATTGATATGTTTGACATTTTGAGCATAACTACTTTCCAAGATTGGATTATTTAATGTCAAAGATTCCGTTGGACTACTATAAGGATGTTCCAATTTTATAGAGGTCTGTCTGGTTAAAGTAAGGCCCATTGCTTAACCTCTTGAATTGTTCTGAAAACTGGTTTCTCATTAGCGAAAGCGTATTCTACTTCCCTGTCTGCTCCGGGTGATGGGCCTGGCATACGATACAAAGCATCACATTTTGTTATCCAAATGAAACAATGATGCATCCACTCTTCGTAATTTCTGTATTTTTGTTTGTGGAAATAGTAACTCAAGTGTGGTAAGTAAATGGTTAAACCAAGATCCATTAAAGTATTGCCCACAATTATAGCTTGTTGAACATTTGTTTCGAAATCACCTGTAAGGGGACCTGCTACATATAATGTCACGGCCATATGAACCTACTTTGGTAATTGTCTCGAACTGAAGCAACATATTCCTGATGTGCGAGGTTGCTTGTAACACCTTTCAAGCTACTTTTGGAAAGAACTATTGAGATAGTAACTTCCAAACTGTCAGAACAAATGGGGTCTGATACTACGTGCTCTACTTCTATAGTCTGACTATGAACGAGTCTGGATGCAATATCTTCATTAGTGATATTTGATCGTATAGTCTGACTATGAACAAGTGTTGTTGTTACTCTTGGTAATTTGGCTAAAATGACTTGTGAATGTTCAAGTGTAGACGTTACCTTAGGCATCCTTGAACCAGTAGACTGCAAGGGTGTTAGTGTCGAGGTAACGGAAGCAGTGTGTATAGCCATCAATAACTCACTGTGTAGTCTACTTTCAAGTCGTCCCCATTAACAACTGAAATCGTGCTATCGAAAGCACCTGTAGCAAATAATACACCCGATGTTCCAGAAGCAACAGATGCAATCAAAATACCGTAGACTGTTTTTGTTGTGAGCATCGGGAAAGTCGTGCTACTGGAACTGGTAATACTACCAGCGGAAGCCGCGGCCTCGTTCCATTCTAGTCTGTCACCAGTGTAATCCGTTCCTGGAACCAGTTCCGACCAACCCGAATGTGATGCCAATGTATCTGTTACTAAGAAGGAAGCGAAAGCGGCATTGTCAACCAATCCGATATACCATGTTGTAACTGGTGTTCCTTCATGAAACACAGTGTCCAGTAGATGATTTTTACCTACTGTAGTAATGTCATTATGCCCGTAGATCGTTCGCAACAGTCTCTTTTTACGAAAAATCCTGGCACGGAAAATGCCTAAATGTTTTAATGTATCATTCAAAATTTGATCCTCCCTAAACGGATTTCACGTTGAAGACCAGAAGCGATTTCACGAATGGTCTGTTGGTTACTATCACCACCATTAACTGTTACAGTGATACCACCAACATTTGTTGTACTGTTACTTGTTCTCGATGGTACACGTTGACTGTTCAAAGCTTCTAGGATAGGTCTGAAAGTGGCCGATGCTTCGGGGTTCATAATGAATTCCCGTCTATCAACCCAAGCTAACTGACGATCTGAACCACGAGGGAAACCACCTAGTGCCTGACCTGGAGCTTGACCTGTCCTTGGCTTTCTATTTATACGTCTGTCGATTTCGTCCATGTACTTGATTGTATCTCTATACATATCATTTAAGGCTTTTGTTCGATCTTTAATATGGTCCATAATTTGTTTCTGAGCAGCCAAATCTTTATTTGCAAATGTTTCAGCTGTCTCATACATTTGAGCTGTAATCTGTGCTATTTGCTGTTGCATATGTAATACTATTTTTTGTTGTTCGATATATGATTGTTCTTGTTCTTGAACCTTTTCTAAATCTGTATGTATTTTACCTATTTTTGCTGATTCTATTGGATCTTTGATAATTGTTGAAATGTATTCAAGTAACTCAGTTAATTTTTCAATATCCTCTATACTTTTGTCAACTGTAAATAATTCAGTATTCTCCATATTGGCAACAAGTCGATTCACTTCATCCAAACGTTCTTGGATTATCTTTAGCTTTGCTTTTTCTTCTTCTTCTCTTATTACATCCCTATAACCTTGCATTATTAAATACTTAGAGTTGTTTACCGCTCTTTCCGCTAATAGTAATTGTTCTTCTAATTTCTTTTGTGCTTGTGTTAAGATGTCAATTGATGGGTCTATAACTGCGCCTAAAGCTTCTCGTCGTTTCTCACTTAATCTACTAACAGTTTCCTCTGCCGCTTTGGCTTGACGTTCCAATTCATCTTGTTGCTGGTTATAGCTTTGAAGTGTGAGATCACGTCTATGTGCCTCGGCTTCCATTTTTATTTGTGTAATTTTTTGTTGTAACGCTCTATATGTTTCGATTTGGTCTGGTGTTAGTAAAGCTTGGGCTTCTGTAATTTGAGCAATGGCTGCTTGTTCTTGTTGCTCGATACGTCTGAATACTGTATTAAAATCTTCTCCTGTTCTGACTTTAATACCTTCAAATTTTTGTTCTTCAATACTTGAAATCAGTTTTTTAAGACGTTCGAATTGTTGCTCTTGTTCCTGTAACCTTTGTTGTTCTTGTTGTCTTATCTTTGCAGCATTTGCTGCTGCCCTGTTCTCGGCTTCTATGCGTTTGTTGATAAGATCAATACGACGTTTGGCAATCTGATGTTCAAGATTAAATGCCTCTTGAATATCACCACCATACTTTTGGTTATGCTCTTTTTGTTTTTGTTCTAAATGCTTTAATGTACTTTCAACCAGACCTATACGGTACTCGGCTAATTCTCTCTCACGATCAGTTGTAGCTTGAGCCAATTGTTCATAAGGATTACGCTGTATTAAATCATTGAAGCGTTGCTGTAATGCTACAAGTTCTTGATTACTAACATCCTCTTCTATTCTCTTTTGTTCTTGTTTGATTTGATTTAGTCTGAATTGCTCTTGCCATATTTTTTGCATCTCCAACTGGATACGTACCAATGGATCTACATTTATTAAAGCTAGTTCTTGACGTAAAGCCTGAATTAGATGCTTTACTTCATCTTTAGGCAAATCTATATGGCCAGCTCGAAGATTTTTAATTTGATTCTGAATTTCAATAATGCGTTGTTTGTCTTCAGCTAATTTAACTGGATCGAAAATACCAAAGCGAGCCCGCATCCCTTGTCTAGCTAAATCCTCGAAATTCTCTTTCAGAATGGCTAGACGGTTATCTATGATATCAAAGCCTTTGGCTCCATGTAATCCGATTAGATTGAAGTAATTTTCGAATTGAACCTGGTCTAAATCTTGATGTAATTTGATTATATTATCTTCAGTTTTTTCAATAATTTTATCTAGTTCTTTGATTCGATCTTTGATTTGATCTATACTATCTTCGAAAGCTTTCAAAGCAGCTTTCGTTTTCTCTTCAAAGATTTCTTTGAATTTCTCACCAAAATCTTCAAGATTATTCCACATCCTCCCTGTAGCTTGACCGAAAACTGAACCCATTTGTCTATTATTACGTGTCCAATGTGTAACAACTGCATTGTTATTAACAATAATCTGGGTCAATACTTTCAAAGATTCAGCTGTTGCATAATTTTCTTTGATATTTTCAATTAACTGTTTACATTTCTTTTCAAGCAAAGCCGTGGCAGCTTTGGTATAAGCTGAGAAACCAACAAGAGCTGTTGTAACTGCTGCTATGGCCAATGTAACAGGACCACCAGTTAAAGCAACAAAAGTCTTTGAAGCTATTGCAGTGAATTTTAATGCCGTACCAGCTGCTATTGCCGCACCTTTAATTGCTAAAAAAGTTCCTATTATTTTCTTTGCTGCAAGTAGTGTTATAAATGTTGAACCTAAAGTCTTGACTGTTGCGATGGTATACTGAATCATATTATTCATACCACCGAGTGCGTCGGAAATTTCCAATAGTGCATTTAGGAAACTATCACCCACATCAACAGTAAAGAAATTCTTCAATATTGTTATTTGTTGTTGTGCTCTCTTACCGGCACTTTCCATCACTTCTTCAAAAGCTGTATTGTATTTGATAGTAGCTTCGGACATACGTTCCATACTATCTCGGTATTTCACGAGATCCAAAGCCGCTGCACCTGTAACAGCACGTATGCGTTGGAAGATTTCACCCAATTCTTTTAGGCGATCACCCCCACGCATAGTTTCTTGTTCTAATCTTTGCATAACACCGATAAAGCCAAAGGTCTTAATTGCTGCTTCACCAGATGTTACACCCCACTCCCTGTATATCCTTTGCAGTTCTTCTGATGGTCTAATTAACTTTTGGTAGATGTTAACCAGAAACGTTTCGGCTCGTGTGTGCTTAACACCCTGAATAGTTAATGTAGCCAGAGCTGCTTGTTGTTCAAGTAAAGAGACACCTAATTCATTTGACAAAGATGCAACACGACCAATAGTATTAGCGAACTCAGTTAAACGAACACGACCGAGTTCAGCAGTTTGGAACAACAAAGCGTTGACTTCTGCTGCCCGATCCTGAGACATATTGAAAGCATTTAAGATAGCTGATGAAGCCGAGACAGCTTCAGAAAATGTAGATATTGATGTAATAGACAGTTTCATTGCTTCATGCAGAAACGTACTATTAGCAGCAGCTTTCGTTATTTGGTTCGAGACAGCTAAGTACACACCTTCAGCTGTATCCAGAATTGGATTAGCAAATTCTTCAGACAATTGTCTAACGATGCTTGTCCATTGTGCAGTTGATGTTGCTGCTCTGTCACTAATGGTTCGGATAGATGCGATTTTGACACTGAAATCTATGGCATCAGCAATACCTTGCCTGATACTGAAAACGAAAGCCATAAAGGCACGATGTAAGATTATGAATTGGAAAACACGAGCCGCGTTCTTCCAAGATAGTATAAGGGAATCGGTTGCGGACTTGGTCTTTTGTATGCTTGCTATTTGCTTTTGTTGATTAGCAATAATTCTTTGTGTTGCAGTTTGCTGTTGCCGGAGTTCTTCCTGCATTAGACCTATACGATATTTTTGTGCTTGTGATACCCTAGGATCACGACGCAAAAGTGACAACTCACGTTGCTTAGCAATAATTTGATCTAGTAATCGACGTTGAGCTTCTAAATTCTCTCGAACCCTGTGTGGTTTCTCTGAGGGGGTTTGTGCTAATCTTTGAGGCATTTGTTTCTGTATTGCTTGTATTCTTTTCTCGATTTGTGCTTCCTTAGCTTTTTGTTCTAAAATTTTCTTGTTATTTGCAATCTCGCGTTCTGCTGCTTTTTGTAATGTTACTGTTCTTTGTTGTGCGATTTTCGTTACTTCCATGAAAGCCTGAGCTAATTCTTTTTGTTGCATAGATGCGGCTGGATCTTTTAATATATTTTTATATTGTTTTTCAAGAGTTATCAAACGTTCCCGAATTGCTATTTGTTTATTACGTTCAGCTTCAGGTGTACTTTTAATTGTTTCAAACTGTTTCTTCAATCCAAATAATACACGGTCTAATTTTATTGCTTGTTGATCCAATTGCAATCGACGAACACGGATCTGTTCATTTTTAATTTCGATGGCATGTGTTTTTTCAGCAGCTTTCTGTTTCTGACTAGATAAGGCTATTTGTTGTTTGATCTCATTTTGTAATGCTTTAATTCTATCTTTTTGTTGGGTAGTTATAGATGGATCTTTTAACAGATGATTATATTTTTCACGTAGACTATTTAATCTTCTCTGATTTTCAGCTTGTCTCGTGATTTCTGCTTCAGCAGATTGTGGTACTGCGTGAACGGATGCAACAGCTTTTACTGTTTGTTCATTTGCTCTCTTTATTTTTTCTTGTAACTCTATTTGTTTCTGTTGTTCATGATTGCGTTTAACTGCAAGCTGACGTTCTTTCTCAGTTGCCCTTGCAACGACAAGAGATGTCTGTTTAGATATATCTGATAACTGTTGTGTTTTATTGATTTGTTCTGTTAATGTTTCAATTGCCCTCTGGTTCCGAGGATCTGTTTCCTTTAGATTTTTTAATTTCTTCTGTAAATGTATAAGCTCTTGAGTTAACGCTTTCTGTTTTAAGATATTATCTACAGGGGTCTTAGCACTTTGTATAGCTTGTAATTTTGCACTTTGTTTAGCTAATTCTTGTGTTAAAGCGACTTCTTCTTGTGACCCAGTTTTCTTGGCACGGGTAGCTTGTAATTTATTTAATTTCTCCCGTAATGCTGCTATTCTTTTTAATGTATTTTCTTCTTCTTTCGTTACTTGAATAGCTTGTTTCTTTATTACTTGTTGCTGTTGTTGTGCTACTTTGATTTGTTCTTGAAAATTCTTAATTTTAATTTTAGCTTGGTTTTCTTGTTCTAATTGTAGTGTAGATCTTTTACCCTCCCTAGCTTTTAATTTAGCTAAATGTTCTTCTGCTTTGATTCTCTTAGCTGTTAATTCTGCAATAGCTTTCTCTTGAGGTAACTGGATTTTCGGTTGTGCTTTTAACTCTTGTAATTTCTTTTGTAGAGTAATGAGTTCCTCTAAAGCCTTTTTCTCAGTCGCAGTTACTGCTTTGGCTCCACGAGTTTCTTTAAGATTTTTTAATTTCGTGTACTGTTCTGTGAGTTCTGCTGCTATTCTTTTTTCAGCTTGTAAATTCTCTTGCGTTGGGTCTATTTTCCTTTTCTCTTGTGCTTGGACTAATCGTTTATAAATGTCATCTATTTGAATTAAAATGTTTCGCTCTGTTACCAATACATTTTTGCCACGATCACTTTGTAGCTTTGTTAATTGTTTTTGTTTATCAATTAAATCTTGGACCAGTACATTTTCTTTCTGTGTTGATTGTACTTTTTCACCAATAGTCTTAGTGTCTTTTTGTATCTGTAATAATTTCTCTCGGACTCTAGCCGAAGCCTCCATAGCTTCAGCATTAGCTTGCATAGCTTGAGTATTTACAGACATACTCTGGTTAACTAATTTATAGCCTTTATCTGTTTGTGCAAATACTTGAGTTAATGTTCTATATTTGTCGATTTGCCCAGTTATAGTCTGAGAAAGGATTTTACCGACTTCATTGAACGACGCGGAAGTGCTAGAAACTGCCGCCAGATTCTTATTAAATTGCTGTGTAGCCCTATTCAATCTCTCAAGGTCTGTTAGACCTTTGACATTGAGACCGAATACTTGTTCAAGTGAATCTGACATTTAATCAACCCACAAAAGGTAATCGGAGATTCTAGGTAACTTAGGTGCTCGTGTCCTGAGGTAATCTTCTAAAGCAACACGACCTGCAAGCATCGTATTCCAAGGTGTCGGTCTAATTAGATTTACTCCCGTTGGTGCCGCTGTTGAATCATTTTGAATGAAATGTTCTACGTTTGTCCACCAATCGAATTTGTAATAAAATGTCCCATATTGATTGCGGTACTCTATCAAGAAATTTGATTTCTTGCTTTTAGCAGCACCTGCCGCTGGGTTCATACCTGTAATATGTGTAACTCTCGGGGATATACCGAAAGCTACACCACGACCATCACCTTCAGAAGCCCTAGCATTCAAGTAATTTGCTAAGGCTTCTAAAGAACCTTTAGCCATACCTGTGTAAACAGGAAAACCCGTGTGTCCATCAACCGGAGGAACGGCATTCAGAACAGCTCTTAACCAGATAGCCATACCAGTTAACATAACCTTACGAATAGCCGCTTCCATTGCCATACGGTGTTCTTTCTTCTTGAACACTATTTTTTTGAAATGGGCTTGGGCTTGTAACATTATGGTACCATGCTTTCAGCATCCTCGATCTGACGTATCTGGTCATAAGCAATAAGCAGCAAACGCATCCACCAATTGTTGTCATTCCAAGATGATGACACGTTAGGTGGTAAAATAGAAAAACGCTCGCACGCACGCCATTCAGCATAAGCGTGTGAGCGTCTTTTTGGTAGAACTATTCTTCTAGCGGTTGCTGCTGTGCTTCCAAAAAATGTTGCTTAGCCTCATCGAAACGGGTGTCATCCATCGAATTGGCAGCCATAACAGCACCAATGATTTGATTAACTTCACCCGTTGTAAAATTAGCTTGCAACTCTTTTTGATAGTTGCTCCAGGTTTCAGGATCAGAGTAACTTACTGTATCCCATTCGAGATCCTCAGTAGCTCGAAGGGATTCGATAATAAGCCAATCCGATCGTTTCTTAGCCCAATCCAATCTTTTCTCTTTATACTTTGGGCTTTGGTCATTCTCCTCTTGCCTACCATCTGGATACGTTTTAATAGTAGGTTTGGGTTCTGGACATAACTGGTCGAAATCACTATAGTCTAATACGGCTTTGGCTCGAAAGACAATAGTCTGATTTCCACGCGGAAGAACACAAATCTCATCTTGAGGAGCTTCAATATTTTTTCCAGCAATTCTCATAATTCGCTTCCTTAGGTTGTCCGGCTAGAAGTCGGTCGGACTTGGTTACAGTTACCAGAGACATTGATAGTACCAGCTTGAACATCGAAATCCAAGCTTTCCCAACGGAATTCACTGAAAGTCACAGTCTCCTTCTTCGTTGGTGAACAATCAGGATCATACTCCAAGATAATGTCCACTGCATAAGGTTCACAAGGATCTGATCCAGATGAAACCCATGCGGCCGCGGATCCAATTTTCTGAAGAGCTTCAGCCGGTGTAATGGATTCGCCTGAATCAGACTCATAGAACTCGTAAGATGCATCAATTGTCAAAGCACAAGGGACCTCGTCCCCCTCACGCACTGCATCAATTGTACCACGGTCCAGGATGTAATCCATATTCCTGGCGATAGTGTAGGTGAGATTACCTTCACCCATGGTTAGGGTCAAAGAATTAGGAGTAGTCGAACCATCCTGAATCTTAACCGTACATTTTTTGAGGTCAATAGTAGCCATTAACTTTCCTCTCTCAGGTAGAAACTAAATCAATTTTATAGAACGCACTTATAGAGACTTGACGTAACGTGACATCACGTAAACCGAAATCACGGACATCAATCTGAGATTTCAAAGCCAAGCATCCCAGTAAAGTATCATCAGATCCATACTTGTAAACGGGAATACTAGATGTGAAAGCCTTTAGAATAATCCCTTTAAGGGCATCCATCCTATAGATGTTAGTTTCATTACTAACGGATGTGATCAATAAATCAACAATCGCATTCAGAGTGTAGAATTTCGGACCTGTCTGAATATAGTCAGGTCCGTTTAATCTTAACTCGAATCTTTCTTGACTCTCGGTTGCTGGACGTTTTTGACCTTCAACAAATAGAGTTATGCCACCACGGTAACTATCGAAATGTTTGACGATTGATGCTTTGATCCAGACCGGCCAATTCTCATTCATATCTCTGCTCCTTCTAAAGCTTCGACTAGAATAACATAGCCAAGTCTTTGATCTATTTCAGCAACCTCTTTAACATTCCATCGAGAATTGTCGATCACAATGTAATCGGTATCATTTCTCGGTACGAAATCAAGTGGCAGCATACTTTTCTCAAGAATAACACGACGTGTCTGTTTATCATAGGTTCCACCATAACGGAACTGTGGTAAAATATTACCGAGATTTGAGTCTCTAAATAATTTCCTAGGTAGCCTAACAGCTTTCGCAACTGTGAAAGTCGTTTCGACTTGTTCTTGAGCACCAGTTTCAAGATTAACTGTTGGGTCACCTAGACGAGTATATTCCAGAGACAAACCATAATGTTGCCTTAGGCGATACAAAACACGTTTTATGAAATTCTGTTTCATAGTTCGTCCGAAAGCAGGTGGCACTATTGCCACCTGCTTTATCCTTTAGCAACAGATCAACCAAGCAAGATAGTCCCGAGAGCGGAATTCAGAACCTTGATACCCATAAGCATATCAAGAGTTACCAAATGACCTTGCTTCGTACCATTATAGGTAATGGTAGCCCGCATGGACAAACCATTGAAATTCACAACACTGGAAATGGCACCCGTTCCAGATTGCGGAGCTGCCAAGGGACGAACAACCAATGCCATGGCATTAGGATGGAAGCCCAGATTGTATTCGCCTGGAGGTCCAATGTTAATGGCATCATCATCAGTCAAAGCCGCTGCCAACGGACGATCCAAAGTGATCGTTGTTGTAGTAGCAGCAATAACAGTGTACAGTGCACCGGTAGCACTGGCACCGAAAGACACCATCTGTCCAGTTACGATTTTATTAGTGGTCCCATCGTAAGTGATAGCACCATCGTAACCCTCAGCATACCCATCACCTTCATTAACCGCACCCGGTTCGTAAATCGTAATAACTGCATCATCTACTACAGCATTACGCAAACCAGGAGAAGCAACAGTGATACTGACAGGCGTCGCATCACCAACCGTGCTCACGACACGAAGAGGATTCGCGTCACCAGCGACAGTAATAAATGTCCCTACCGTAATAGCAGCAGACAGACCATCAACTGTCATCGTTGTAGTACCAGCAGGATAACCATCACCATTGTTAATAGCACCAGTGTCAGTATCCACCGCTGTCGAGGCGACACTGCTCATATTCTGGCACATCCAATGATTAAACTGCAATTTGCGTCCGAGGCTAGCCTCACGCATTGCTGTTCCGTCATCGCCAATCTTATCAGCACTGAGGAACAGGTCCAATTGCAGAACTTCGGATTCGGCATTTGGAGTCCAAATCATGTTACGATTCTGCTCAAATGCCTTGTTGATATTCATCTTCTTCCGGGCGTCAAGGATATATCCTTTAGCCGTAGAACTGGACAGACCACCGAGCTTACCAACAGTATTGGTAAGGAACTGTGGATACTGACCCAATACAACGAGATCAATGAAACGAGCCTGAGCAACAATAGCCGGTCGCAAATATTCTGCAACCAGATTCTTGAAACTCTTGCTCTCTTCACCGTCTCGAAGCAAGAAAGAAGTATGGACCAATTGGTTCAAAGGAACGGGAACATTGGTCGCCGACGCATCTTGAATAGTTACATCGTCATTCACACCTTTACGCTTGGCTGTGAATTCCGCTGGTTGACGGGTATTAACCACATCACCAAATTTCGCAATAGCTGGTTCAAAATCACGGTGAACCAACATACCTGCGACCATGTTCTCTTCAAGAATGGCCAAAGATTCCTGGGCCCACAATTCAGGAACGAAAGCGTCAAGACTATTAGTGTACAAAAGGAAAAAAGTCTTCATCTAAGCACTCCACTATTTGAGATTCTGTTTCCGCCATCTACGGTAAGCCGCAGGATCATTAAGAGGTGGAGAATTGGCATCACTGCGTCCTGTACCAGAATTCAGACCTAGCCCACCACTTGATGTTGATTTGAATAAATTAAAGTTCTCAGGTCTTTCTTTAATACGCTTAACAGCCTCTGAGATTGTGAGGTCCAGAGTTACCTCTTTCTTCTGCTTGCTATCGAAATCCACTAGCTTGACTCTCGGTGTAAATGAACCTTTCGATTCACCATTCTCATCGAGATCTTCAGCTACTCGTGGGCTTTTAGCTTGAACAAGTGCTACGATTTGCCCTATATCATAAGCTTCATGTTCATTTGCTGCTTTCTGGATAGCATTAATAATAAGTGTGTCATCATGGCGTTTCTTCCATGTGTCACGGTCTTGTGTTAATTGCTCTAATTTGTTTTTGTAATCTTTTTCGATTTTTTGTTTATCTTTTTCAGCGAGTTGCTCTTTCGTCATAATTTGTGTTTGTAGTTCTTCAATACGTGTTGTCAAGCTTGCTTTCTCTTGTTCAGACAAGCTTTTCGATTTCTTCAAAGTCTCCAAATCCGTAATCGTTTTCTTCAGTTTCTCCTCATGCTTGCGTCGATCGTTCGCAAGCATTTTGTTCACTTCATCTTGAGTGAAAGACTTTGAGTCTTGATTTTCTGGCTTTTGTTCTTCTTCTGGCTTCTGTTCTTCTTCTTGATTTTCTTCATCATCATACAACAATGTAAAAATACTTTTTTGTATAACATGATTTCTCATAACTAACTCCCTCGACTAATAGTGAAAGTCTTCCCATCACGAAGATACGGTTTCAAATATAGCCATGCCTTCGCACTAAGTATGCCCGCTAACAGGTACTCAGGCATCACACCGCGATTATACGATTCGCGTACACCTTCATAAGATTGAGTTTCTGCTCGTAAGGAACCGATCTCGTATTCGATATCAACATCGTTTAGTAATTGTAAAGCTATTTCACAAGTAGCCCAAACGATTTGATCCGGTACCTCGGTATCTCCACCACGTGGAAACTCTAGTTCTTGAGTTGCATCGGTTTTGTCTCCTTTGAAATTAAGATTATCTATTTGCCTTGTTGCTTGTGTTAAAGCTGCTGTTTTCTCGACATCATAAGCATTATCCCAAGCATCGGTATTTAATCGTGTCTCAAAATACGTATCGGCGTCATCTATTGTGGTGTAATGTGTCATGGTTCTACTACCACCTGTTCAGGGACATTACCTAGTCTAATTTTTACCCTTACTTGGGCTTCGATTTGTTTTCCTTCAGGGACACCTGTTTCAGTGATATAATCACCAATACGGAAAGCAGCTTCTACATCTGTAAGATCAGCTATAGCCTGGACAACGTTATCAGGGACAATAGCATCAGATGTCCTAACCAAAGCCAAAATGTATTGTTTACCTTCTTCCAATGGAAAATTACCACTAGCTGACTGGCCACGCATCTTAGCTTGTAATAGTAATTCTTCATTTGATGGTACTGTTATCGTAATAGGTTCAGTCATCAGACCACTCCTCCATAAATGTTTGACCAGTTATTTTTTCAACAGCTGCAACCAATTTCGCCATGTTCACTTTTTGGAACTTCTTACGTCTAGCATTATATCCGAAAAAGATCCAGTCTCCTGTTTCAGGATCATGTGGCGATAGCTGAGCTGTATTACCTTCTTCGTCTATAGCGAATAATGTGACTCTATCGAAGTAACTTTCTTTCTTAGCATATAAACCTGCTGTACCACTTGCCATGGTTGGATCTGTTAAACCGTTGTCTGGTAAAGCTATAACAGCACCACCAGCATCAGTTGGTTTGGCACAATCGTCAATACAGAGGTCACCTTGTAGAGATGTTCTGGTGATAGTCGTTCCACCGATTACACATTCATTAGCTCCAGCAGAAATTTCATCACCGATAACTATACCTCGAACACCAGTAACATATGTATTGGTGCCTATAGCTATCATTCGATGGTCATTAGCTTGACTAGCGTCAAAACCAGCTTTGTCTCCAATAAAAATATTATAATGATATTCTCCTGAAACATTTCGACCAGCGTAACGACCAATACCTATATTATAACTTCCTGTTTCAAGTAACTGTAACGAGTATGAGCCAATACCAGTATTACTTTGACCAGTTGTAAGCTTATATCCAGAAGCAAAACCCATAAACATATTGTTTTTGCCGGTGGTAATGTCAGGACCAGTCGATGTCCCAATACAAAGATTACCGTTGCCTGTTGTCAATTCATTAAGCACATTATATCCAACACCAACATTGTATTTCGAGTCATCACCACTCGAATAAGTCATTGTAAAATTACCAGTATTACGACCAACAAATACATTAGTATTATTACCACTAGGATCGAAAGCATGTAATAATGAATAATTATTATTCATTATTATTCCAAGGCTATTACTTGTTGTCTGAGGTAAATAAATACCACCAGTAAGCTCTATATCACCATCAACATCTAATTCTGATGTTGGATCTGTTTCATTGATACCAACGTAACCGCTAGTATTGATCGTCAACCTGGCATTAGTATTGAGATCTGCATTTGATGCTATTTTGAACTTGTCGCTGTCTGAGTTGTCGATTCCGGCAACCCAATACTGAGTAGACGATAAAACGAAATTCAAAATAGCATCGCCAGTACCATCCTGTTCGATGGTTACTCCTGCTGCCGTCCCTGTCTGAGTAGTATTCTCATAAACATGTAACGGACTAACAGGAGTTATACCAATACCAACATTGTCTGTTACTTTAAGCTCATCGGCAAATACCCTATACCAACGGTTAGCAGTAGTACCTAAGTCATGGGTTCCATCAGCATCAGGTTCTACGTTACCATTGAAAACGAAATCACTGGAATTATTGTCGAATAGTACATCAGCTCCATCGTGGGAAATGTCTAACCATGCAAAAGACTCAGTGGGACCAAATGCAATGAGGGATTCTGTAGCAGATATATTACCCGTGACGCTTAGATCCCCAACTGATGTAATCTCACCAACACTCAACGTGCCGATACCAGTAAGATTCAAGGTTCCCGAAGACCTATTGATAGCCACTGCTGTGGTACCAATATACATTGTCTGATTAGTAGCAGCAGCACCAATATTAGCCGCTGTTAAAGTCCGTGTGCTTACAACACCGTTAGCATCAGTTACATGACCTAAAGTATCGGTAGTAACATTAATATCAATATCGCTAACAACTGTCGCACCTGTTAATGCCCCAGTATCAACACTAAAATCATCACCTGGATGTGATGGATGAGTATAACTACTATCTTGATCATCGGCAATTTCCCAATTACCAGACGTACTGTTATATTTTAGAATTTTATCATTAGCAATCCCTGTAAGGTCTACATCAGACAAATCACCAAGAGATTCAGAATTAATATTTGTCAAAAATCCGAAAGCGTTAATCTCGGTTTCGGTGTAGTAGCGAGTATCATGGGTATGGGAATCGTTAGCTACTGTGACGGTAATAGATGTTGTTCCTGACCCGGAAGCATCACCTGTTAATGTGATAGTCTGATTACCTTGTAGCGCAGAATCAGCTAACCCTAAGCTGCTTTGAACACCAGCATCTAGCTTGAGTACATCAATACTTCCAGTTTTCAGAGAAGCTGTAAGATCCTGTCCGGTTAAAGTAAAATCTATTTCGCTAGAATCTGTTACAGTGACAGCACTATGTCTTGCAGATGTGTTAGCAGCGACATCAGTATTATTGCTGACCTCTGTATCAAAATCAGATATTGTTGTAGCAGCTTGTGTTCCTGTGTGATTGGCTCTTGCTCGATCAGCAGTATGATAATGAGCTGTAGAAGCCCCACCATCTGTCAAATCTGTTTTCTGAGCTGAAGACAGATGTATTGTGCCATCTTGTGAATGGGAATAGGCGGTTTCAAAGTTAGATTCTTGTGTAGTAGTTACATGTTGATATGTCGTACCATCATTTAAACCACCAAGACTGTTATGTGTAAAATCTCCTGAAGACTGATCTCCAGTATTTGTATTACTTGTATTCCCGATAACAATTAATTGAGCGTCAGTTACATAATTATGGTCTACGTCTTCACTAATTTCACTGGTAGTTAATACAACCGTGCCAGTTTTACCATTAACACTTAACACGCTGTCTGTAGGTGTTTGTAGCTCAGTCCAATCAGCCATCGTTCCAGCTGATCCACCGTTGTGCATATACGACTTGTTTTGGTCACTACGTACCGCTACGTCACCTTCCTGAGCTGTTAATGCTAACTGAGCCACCTCGCTAGCGACAACATCAACCTTAGTCAAAGCTACTGGTGGCAGCACTGAACTCGACAGCGTACCACTTGTTATATTGCTAGCATTTGTGCAATCGGTATTAGGTACGTTGCCCAATCCAACATCAGTCTTAGATACATTGTGGGGGTTACCACTTGTTAAGCCTGAATGTGTATGAGCCGTGTCCCAATTACTAATCTTAGTGCTTGTTACAGCGTACGCATCATGTGCTACGAAAATAGGATCAGACTCACTAGTGAGATAGCCAGCTTCACCATGGTTACCCCAACCGTAAGCCGTGTCCCAGTTACCAATCTTGATGCTTGTTACAGCATAAGCACTAATGTTCAGGTTACTTGCGGTAACGGTATAAGTACCAAGAGCCAAATTAGCTGAGGCACCTGTGTAAGGTACAAAGCCCGAAACAGATTGTTCATCTGATACTTCCCAGCTTGTCGATGTGCTATTGTACCTTAGAATTTTGTTATTGGCTATAGATGTAAGGTCTACGTCACTAAGATTCCCAATAGACTCACCAGTTATACCGGTGAGATAGCCAGCTTCACCATGGTTACCCCAACCGTAAGCCGTATCCCAGTTACCGATCTTGATGCTTGTTACAGCATAAGCATCATGTGCCGTGAAAACGGGATCAGTCTCACTAGTGAGATAGCCAGCTTCACCATGGTTACCCCAACCG